CCCGGATGGCCCGATCTGCCGCGCCCTCAACCGCACGGCCATCTCTCGCGGGAGTCTCCGAAGCGAGCGCGACAGTGCGGCTGTTCTGTTTCTCTTCGCTCAGCGCGGCCAGGCGGCGGTCGATCTCGGCGCGAACGAAGTCTACCGCTGCGTTCCATCCGCTGGCGGCAGCATCGCCGTCCACCACGCGATGGCATCGCGTTTCGCGCAGGCTCTCCAGCTCGCAACGGATCTCCGAGAGAGCGAAGTCGGCCACGTGATGCTGGAGCATCGGGTAGATGCTAGTGCTGCTCTGCCACTCGGAGATCATCTCTTCGACACGCTTGACCAGTTCAGAGTCGCGGCTCATCGCGCACCTTTCGATCTTCACGGGCGGCCCCCTTCGATCTCGACCCAACCGTACACCCCAAGCTTGGCGCGTGGCGTGTAGCCCTCGGTAGGCAGACCGCGTGAGCACAAGACAGCATGCCGGTTCTCTCCGATGCAACCACCGCTCACCCAGAGCCCCGCGGCCCGCTCCGCTGCCTCTCGCGCCAGGAAGGTCCGCGCACGCGGCGCGAGTTCGTCATCTGTTGCGAAGTCCACTCGGTAGCTCCTCCACGGGAGTCTCATCGGATTCATGTTGTGGTGCCTGGTACGACGCCCCGGGCTGGCGGTTGAAGTCACAGGCCGATCAGTCTCCATGCAGTCCTCGCACTTCGGCTCCTCGGCAGTCCACTCGTCGCCGTCCCACTGGCCGTTGCTCATGTGGTACGCGCCGCACTCCTCGCACGGCGTCTCGCGCTTCTCCCACGGGCGCGGGTCCAGTTCGTCGCTGTCCATGTCGTAGTCGTAGTCGTCGCTCACGGCTTATTCTCCTTGGCCTTCTCGAGCAGCATCGCCAGGAGCTGCGACCAGGAAAGCCCATGCTTCGCCTTGAGCCGCATCAGCGACTCCTTGATCGGGCCGGGCAGCCACATGTTCACGGCGCCTCCGCGCGGGGCGGTCGGCTTTGGTTGCGTTCTCACCATGCGCACACTATCGCCACATGCGCATGGCGTGTCAACAAAAAATCCGGCGGCCACCCGAAGGCAACCGCCGGATCTCGTGTGATGACAGGGCCTTACGCCGTGATCGTGATGTAGGCCGCTTTCGTCTCCACGTCCGTCCCAGCCGGCCCGGTGATGGTCAGCTTGACCGTCCAGGAGCCCGTCGTGAAGAGGTGGTCGACGTACTTGCCGGTTTTGTTGATGGTCGAGCCGCCGAGGGTTAGCTCCCACTCGTAGGTGTCGACCTTGCCCACGCACTTGTCGGCGATGAGGCCGATGCGCTTGGAGCCTCCGCTGCCGCTCGTCGAGGTGGCCGAGAAGTCGGCGGCAAGCGTGATGCTCGGGCTGTTGTGGAGCATCTGCCACACGAGAGCGCAGTTCTGCTCGATGCGGCGGCCGGGGCCGCCGAACTCGCCCCATGCCCGCATGACCGTCAGGGCATCGGCCAGGCTGGCCGTGCTCGTGAGGCGCTGGATGCATGTGTCCGCGGCAGAGCTCGAACCGGCCAGGTCGCCCTGGTACTTGTAGGGTGCCACGAGGTTGGAGATTGCCGTGTCCTCCGAGCCGCCGATCAGCTCGGACTCGCCGATGGCGCGGCCAAACGCCAGGCCGACCTCGGCGGTCCCGAACGAGAACGTCTCGGTGTTGACCACGGTGCCGAAGGCGTCAGCCGTGCCGTTGTCGATCAGGATCTCGGTGACCGTGACGAAGTGCTTGGTCGTCTGGAAGGTCTGGGTTGCGGCTCCACGCCCCTGCGCGACGATGGTGTCCGAGATGACGGACGACACCTGGCCGTTGCTCGAGCCGTCGACGTAGGTGTTGAAGCCGGTCCCCGTGATGCGGAATGTTCGCTTCTTGGCGTTGGTGTAGGTCGAGCCTCCGGTGATGGTCAGCCTGATCGGCGTCGGAATGAACGCCTGCGTGAGCCCGACCGAACTGCCGTACTGCGTTCCGCTGTTGCTGTTGCTGAGCGTAAAGGCCGTGCCGGCCGTGGCCGGGTTGGCCGGAACCTGCGACGACGCGCCAGAAACCGTGGCGTAGTGCGTGGCGGCGACGGTCGGGTACGTCGACGGCCGGATGGCGAGGCCGGTGATAGGGTTGAACTCCGGCATCGTCGCCTGGCTCCCGTAGACGATCCAGTCAGCGGCGCTGTTCGCCGGCGGCGTGGAGTCGAAGAACAGCACGGGATTGCCGGATGCGTCGACGCGGCGAGCCACTGGCATGTAGATGTGGTGCCCGGTGTCGACCGATGGCGTCACGTCCCACAGATAGTCCTTGATGCCGGCGATGCGCGCCGCGTCTTGCGTGCGGAGCAGGTCGACGCCGATGCGCACGCCATCGAGCGACGATCCGGCCGGGATGAACACGTTGCACAGCGCCGACACGGCGTTGGCGAACTTGGCTTCGTCTCGGCCGGCGGTCAGGTAGAACACGCAGAGCTGGCTCGATCCGCCGTTGCTCACGCCAAACGGAGCCTGCTTGGTGTTCTTGTTGGTGTAGCAGGTGTAGAGCCCGTTGGGCATCAACGAGCTGCGGAGGATGCCGTTGACGTTCGACACCCAGCGGGCGGCGTTGAAGGTCGCGGTCTTGGGAACGCTGCCCCACACCACCGCGCTCGAGGCCGAGTCAAAGTGCGCGTTGGCGATGGCGAGCCACTGAGAGAACTGGAGAATGCCGTAGGCGAAGTCCCGCGTCCCGGCGAAGCCTCGGCCGCCAGGGGGCGTTCGCGCATCGGGCTGATTGAACGCGATCCCCAGGTGCTCCCAGAAGTGCATCCGCACCTCCATCGCCGTCATCCAGACGTAGAGCTTGGAGAGCGGGTCATTGGTGAGCAGGAACAGCGCGATGTCGGGGCCGGTGAGCCGCTGCGAGTGCTGCTGGTCGATGTTGTTGATGTTGTCGTTGCCCTCGTACAGGGGGAGCTGGCGCTGCGCGCGCCCGAAGTTCCAGAACTCCGTTCCTGCGGGCGTACCAGAAACGGCGATCACCCTGATGTCGGTGACCTTCTTGAACTGGCTGGTGGTGCGCCAGATCTTGTTGCTGCTGTAGCCGCCGCTTTGGCCGGCGCAGACGATCTCCTCTGTCACGGCGATGTCGAACTCGCCGGTCCCCGTGATGCGGAACGTGATGGAGTCGCCCACATCCCAGGTCGAGCCGCCGATGAGCGTCACTTCGACAGGGACAGACTCGTCCGCGCCAGGTCCGAGCACAGACACGGAGGGCGGCGAGTCGGGCGGTGCGGCGTTGGCCTGCCGCAAGTATCCGGCACCGCGGAACTCGAGGTCGAGGGCCAAGCCGCTGCCGGGTACGCTCTGCGCCCACCAGTCGGCGACGCCGGCGCTCGTGTCGCCGAAATAGTCGAGCGGCGTCGAGCCCACTCCGCTGATGACGCCAGCGCGCGTCGGGTTGTAGTCGGAGTCGAGAATGATCTCCGCGCGCAGCCTGGGGTTGTTGAGCGGGAGGCAGACGAACGGACCGAACTTGACACCTGTGGTGCCGTTGTGCGTCCAGCGCCGGTCGCGCCGCTGCCATGTGCCCTCCTGCCCGGTCGGGCCTCCGGTGTGCCATGTGGGGGACACAGGCAGGCCGCTCAGGTTGTAGTACATCGCTCCATCGCAGCGCGAGTGCATGCGCAGCTGTTGCACCTTGAGCTGTTCGATGGCGGCGTTGCGCACGTCGAGGGCGTGCGGAGCACCGTAGTCGGAAAGCATCCCGACGCCGCTGGTGAGTCCGCCGTACGTCTGGTTGGCACCGGGCCACATCCAGCCTTGCGGCGTGTAGCCTTCGTCTTGCGCCTCGTCCGAGGTGTACGGCAGGAGATCGTTCAGCCTCTGCTTTGCTATGTCGGCCTCTTCGGTGAAGTCCGGGTCCCAGGACGTGAGCGGCTTCGACGGCAGCCCCTCAGGCTTCATCGACCACCCGCCGTAACGGCTCCAGTCGGAGCGCCCGTAGACGAGCTTGGCGTAGGGCGTGGTCGCGCTCGGATGCAGCGCGAAGCGGAACGACCGCTCCATCATCAGCGGCATCACATGCCGCCGGTTGAGATCGGTCGCCTGGATCTGGCGCACGAGCGACTGAACATCGTTGCCGGCGCTGAACTCGAAGAATGCGCTGTCGGCTGGGCTGCCGGAGTCGCGCATCTCGGCCGTCATCTTCCAGGTGTTGGCGCCGGTGAGCGGCTCGAGCGCAGAGATGCCGCGAAGCAGGAGCCGCGTGAACGTGAAGTCCAACGTGCGCATGGCCCCGAAGCCAACCTGGTTCGTCTGGAGTTCGCCGCCCAGCGGGTCCTTGGGATCGAAGGATCCGCCGATGGGGCCGCCTGTGCGCTCCTCGATGACTCCGTTGTGCCAGTTGATGATGAACTGCACCTCGGGCGTGTGCGCCATCACGGTCGCCCAGACGTGGACGTACCCGTAGCTGCCGCCGGCCCTCATCGGGATGTGCTTGTAGAGCGTGCGCTTGAGCGGCCCCCAGGTGTGGTAGCCGTTGAGCTGCCGGGGCTCGGTCCACATCTTGCGGATGGTGAGCGCGCCAGTGAGCGGGTCCTCGATTTGCCCGAAGCCAGTCAGGGTCGCGCGATCCGAGAAGATGTCGTTGCCGCCGTTGCGCTGCCCCTCAAGGCTGAACTTGATCCCGGGTCCTTCGCCGACCACCGGGCCTAACCCGCCGAAGTTGGCGACGGCCCATGCGTCGGCGTCGATGAGCGACCGCTGTTGCTTGCTCGTCGTGAAACCGCCAGCATCGGTCTGATCGGCGAAGACGAGCACGTCGCCGGAAACCACGTCCATGACGAAATCCGTGCCGCTCGAGTCGGTCACGTTGAACGTGATCTCGTAGTAGTCATGCAGCGCCGTGCGCGCGATGAGGTCGGCCTGGGTCTGATACCAGGATGTGTCCAGGGACGGAAGACGCCGAACGCCGAAGCGGCTTTGCCCGGTGAGGGTGTCGCGCGGGACAGTACACGTCACCGATACGAGGTACGGGAGCGCCGGCTCCGACTCGATCTTGAAGTGCTGGATAGCGCGACCGTTGACGACTTCTGCGGGTTGCAGCGTGGGCATGAAAAAGCTCCTGGTCCGCTGGGTTGAAGCGGAAGCCAGGAGCTAGGGTGCCCGCGGCGGGGCCGATGAGCAAGCCCGCTACCAGCGAATCGTCACGCTGTCGGGGCTGGAGTAGTAGCCCGGCGGGTCAAACGCCTGGAACGAGAGCGTACGTCCCAGGAGCCCAGGCTCGGGCGGCATGTCGATCCGCGTTGTGAACGGCACGCGGTCCACGGCCACAGCCTGAACGGCCTGCCAGGCGCCCAGGTGGTTCCAGCCGTAGTAGGCCCCGCGCATGAGACCAGGCGGCTGCGTGTCAACGGCCATGTATAGCCACGCCACGGGGCCGGGGGTGCTGACGCGCACCGTCAAATGACCGCCGGGGTGAGCTCGCCAGGGGTTGCCGCCACTGGCGCCGATGTCGTCGCGGATCGGGATGGACTCTCCAGATGACACGCTGACGACCTGGTTGGCCCAGGTGCGCGCAGCCTGTACGTCGCCGCCTACCGTGCATCTTCGCACGAGAACATCCCATCCGGGGGCGCTCACGCCTTCGCGCACGCCGCCACGGATGAGTTCGAGGTATCCGCCGCCGGCCTGGAGCTGCACGGCCTGCGGCAGCACGTCCTCGAGCCGGACGGTCGAGAATCCGCCGCCGGCCACGTCTCGCTGCACGAGGGTCCCGGCCACGCGCACGAGCCCGTCTCCGGGGCCGTCGAGCGTGATCGAGCCGACCGAGCAGTCGTAGCCGGCGCCGCGACCGAGCAGGGTGACAGGGCGCCGGATGATGAGGTCTTCGTTGGGGTGATGCCGTTCCGGCATCAGAACCACGGCCCCCGAAGGGGCCAGGTCGATCTGGCGCTGGATGGAAGGAAGTGTGGGGGTCGTCTGGCAGATGAGGGTGAGGATGATGGACAGCATGTGGTTAGCCCCAGGGGAGTTCTTCGCCGATAGAAGCAACGCGCCCGGCCTCGGGCACGCCGATCTTGTTGTTGATGATAGCGAGACAGCAGGCCGCGTACTCGTGCGCCTTGACGCGCTGGTCGAGCGGCAGCTTCTGCGCCTTGTTCACGATATCGAGCAACAGGGCGTGGCGACCGCCACCCTTGCCGCCCTTCACGGTGTCGCGCCAGGTGGGGGCACGCTCGGACAGCTTGCCCTTCGGCACGGGCTGGTCGCACCAAGACGAGAACACGTCGCAACGCACCTCGAATGCGGTATCGAGGATGGTCTCGGCGTCATAGGCCCAGATGGGCGGCACGGAGTCGTCTGCGGCATCCTGGGGCGGCTCAGGGGACGGCTCGGGGTCGGGCTGGACTTCCGGCTCAGGCATCGGCGCCGCCGCGCTCTGGACCTCAGGCATCGTCTCCAGCAGGCCCTCGAGCGTGCGGGGGCGAGCCTGCGGTGCCTTGACCTCGAAGGACGCCTCCCGGGGGATGTCGTCGACCTCCTCGGCGCCTCCGATGCCGCCGAACACGTCGGCGAAGCCCTCGCGTGCGGCGAACCACCACGCCCGCCACGTCGCCTGACGGATGGGGTAGTCGGTCCACGGGCCGGCCTTGCCCCACAGCTTCGCGCGCTTCGCGTCCTGCGTGCTGAACGTGCCGACGAACTCGCCGGCCATGCCCTTGCGCCGCATCTTGACGATGACCTCGAAGTCGTCGGGCTTGCCGAGCACCTTGATCTCGGGGGCGCCGTCGAGCATTCCGCTTGCCATCAGGATTGCCTTGCCAGCGTCGCCGAAGATGGACGGGCGCCCGTTGAGTACCTTGATGTTGGACAGTGCGAACATCGGCGGCAGGCCCAGCTCGAGCCCGAGCTGGATCTTCACGGCCACGCCCTGCGGCGTGTCGCCCTTCGGAGCGTAGCCGCTCGCCACGATGAGGTTGCTCATGCGCTGTAGGTCTTCGAGGTCGCGCACCTCGACGCCGGACGAGCCGATCTTGACGGACTTCGCGGGGACGCTACTGGGGGAGGATTGCGGGGCGGTCATGTGATAGGGCCTTGGCTTGTTTGGTGATGGAGGAATCGAGACGGAACACTCTGAACTCGGACGTGCGCGCTTCGCGCGGAGGATCGTTGCGGACTTGGGTCTTCCACGTCCCGGCCTTCTTGCCGTTGATGGTGAACACCTCGGCCGGTCCGATCTCGGACTTGAGACGAGCCTCGAGCGCGCCGGCGTGTTCTTCCAGCGCCTTGAGCTCGGCCTTGATGTTGGCGAGGTCCACCAGGAGCTCGGGATGCTCGAGCTCTTTCGAGAGCCCGGCGACACTCTTCGGGAACTGGTCTCCGATGAAGTCGACATCGGCGGCCAGGGCCGCGGGCGGCACGTCGCCATCGAGCGAACGCCAGAACTGCACGGCCAGCGCCGCAAGACGCTCCACGAACTGGCGGTTGAGCTCGATGTCGGGCGCATCCTTGCGGCTGTTGCCGCCGATGATGGCGCCGATAGCGCCGCGCTCAATGCCAGTGCAGAACATCTCGATCTGAACCTGGATCTGCACCGAGAGCGGCGGAACAACCTCGCCAGCCTCAACCCAGCGGTCGAGCAGGAACGCCGACACGTTCTTGAGTTGGAGCACGCGCACCTCAGCCTCGGATTCTCCGGCTGCCGGGCGGACAATGAATCGGTCCGGCGTGCATTGGATAGGGAACTGCGGGTGTCGAACGACAACCTGGGCCGCGTCGCGCAGCCCGTAGAACTCCTGCGGCGTCACCACATGAACGCCGTGGGCGTGGGCGTACCACCTGGCGTTGCCGTCCTCGAGGAACTTGCCGGCCAGCAGCGCCTCGGTGTCCTCGAGTGTCGATGCACGGTCGAGCTTCTTCTTGCTCCATAGCTGGAGCGGCGTCATGTAGGGGTTCTGCCCAACGAGCGCGGCGATCTCGGAGGCTCCGAGCATCTTGGCGCGCTCGGCGTGCCAGGCGTTTTCGGTTGCGCAGGGGATGATGATAGGGCTATGCATAGTAGGGCTCTCGCTCGAATGCCCCTGTGGGGGCAAGGTATGCGGCTTGGCCGCCGTTGACGCTCACGCGGAGCTTCGGAATGTACCCCGGCGCGTGAGCATAGCCGGTCGGTACGTCGTCTGTTTCAAGATGAACTTCTATCCATCCGTCGGGATGCAGGTAGGCGCTGGCGCGCACGTAGGCGTGGGCTTGGCGCGTGGGGAAGTGGTGTAGGTCACTCATCGCGGAGTGCCGGCGTGGGCCAGTAGGGCGATGGCGTGGCCGAGCGCCACGGCGGCGATGGCCGCAAGTGATAGGGCGAGCGCGTACGCTCCGAGTAGGAGGAAAACGCGGGGCTGCTTCATGGGGTTTCGCTTGGGTAGTGGGAAAGCCGCCGGGCGGTTTGGAGGGAGGGAACGCACGCCCCCGCCCGGCGGCACGCTGGGCGTGCGCTATCGTTCGGTGCAGTCCGCTAGGTGTGCGGGCTTGGTGCATCCACAATCCGGGCAAGGCCCGGCCTTGCGTTGCAGGAAGGCATAGAAGTACCGGGCGCGCGATCCGTTGGCGTTCGCCGGCTGGCGGTACTGCCAGTGGTCGGCGGCGTCTAGGATGGCGTGGACGCAGTCGCTCGAGAGCGAGTGGAAGTCGGGCGCGTCGGCCAGGCCGAGAGCGCGTAGCGTGGCGCGGGCTTCTCCGGGAGTCACGGGCGAACCGCCTTTCTAGCTGCGCCCAAGGCTTCATGCGCAGGGCATCCGCCCGTGCAGTCGGGGTAGGCGAGCGTGTGTATCTGCTCGAGTTCCCTGATGCAAAGCGCCAGTGCTGCGCGCTGCTCAGCCTCGCGCTCGCTACGTGCGCGTGAGGCGAGTTCGCCCGTGAGGTGCTTGTAGGTGCGCTCGGCTGCGCGCCATCCGGATCGTTTTCTCATGACGGCACCCCGATCTCGATGCCGCACGGGTGCACGACTTTGCAGGCGTACCCGCGCGGGTCTCCGGCGGTCTTGACGGTCCAGCCTTCGGGGAGCTCAATAGCCTTCGCTCGCGCCGTGGCGCGGCAGTCCGGGCATCCCTTGGCCTTGACGGTCTCGGGCGCCCACCCGCACTTGCACTCGGGGCACTCGCGCGTAGGTCGCTCGCCGTTGCCGGCGGGGTAGTCGCCGTTGCACTGCGCTTCCGAGAGGCGCTGGAGCGTGCGAGCGACGCGCAGGAGCGCGCTCGTCTGGTACTCGCTGAAGCCGTAGCGGCCCGCGTTGCGCATGAAGGCGTCGCGTTCGGATTGGCGGCTCACGGGCGCACCCCCTTGCGCGAAGCGGCACCGGGGACCTCAAGCCATCCGTGTCCGGGATCTTCAATAAACCGATAGGTTTTCTGCACTGTAGTTTTCTCCATTGAAGCGTGCGGGCCTGGCTCATCAGCCGGCAAGGCGGCCCGCTATCCTTGGTCCGGGACGGCGCGCGCGGCGCCGTTTCGCCATTCATTCGTAGAGCGACTCCGGCACGTAATCCAAGCGTTCGCGCCACACTTCCGGGTGCGCGTGCTCGATGGCGAAGAGCCGCATCGTGCCGGTTGCAGTGTGCGCCGTGACATCGAGCGACTCTTCGCAGCGCATACAAAGAAGGACGGCAACGGCATCGGGCGCGTCAATAGACGGCGTCGGCCGAGAAACTCTGCACCCAAGACGAAGCGAGCGAACGGAATAGATTGTGTTCATGCCAGCGCCAGGAGTACGACGACGAGAAGGAAGAACAGGAAGGATGATAGGGCCTCGCGTTCGCGTGCGTTCACGGTGCGACTCCCTTCGGTGTGAGCGGGCAGTCGAAGCCGTGTCCGTTGCGCACCGCGCAAGCCGGGCAGACAAGCGGGTCACCATGCAGGCCGAGTGCAACGGCTTCGGCCTCGACTTCGTCGATCCATGCCAGCTTTCCCCACCCGCTCGGATGCTTCCCACCGCTACCCTTGCGGCGCAAGATCTCCAGCACCCGAAGCCCAAGCTGGGACGCGAGGGGAAGAAGTTCGCGTGCGTTCACGTGCGCGCCCCCGTCTTGGAGTCGATCAGGCCGAGCTCCGCGCACGCGCTCAAGATGTCCGCACAGGCGTTCTGCTGCTCCTCAAGTAGAGCACGCTCGAGCGTCGGAGGGAGCGCCCCGCCGTATCTCTGCGCCCCGAAGTACATCGATGCTGCCGAGTTCCCCCCAAGCCAACGAGCGCGAGTGAGAATCGACACTACACGCAGCCCGAGCTGCGCCGCTAGCGCGTGCTCACTGAACAGGTCGGGTGCGTAGCCGTTAGGCTCTTTCTTCATACTTCGCCCCTCCAAGGGCGCGCGAGTCACTGCGCACTATGCGCCGCGATCACGCGAGATTATACGGTAGCAGATCTAATAGTTCAACGGTTTACGCAAGGGTTTACGCAAGGGATACAGAGCCCGAATCCCGCCAGCCGTGCCAGGCATGATAGGGCACCACACCATGCTGGACGGGACGGACCGAGCGGCAGAGCGGAAGATGCAGGGCAGGACAAAGCAGGGGCGCAGAAGCGAGGGGGGGCTCTCCCTCCCCCTTCCTCTCCTCTCCTCTCCATTCTGTAACCCGTGCCGTTCTGTCCCGATCCGTCGATCCCGAGCTCGAGCTCGAGTCAACGCCATGGCGCTGCGCGGCTTGGCTTCCTTGCCTCCAAGGCGGCTCGTGGATCGGCGCGAGCGAAGCGAGCCCGAGGCGCGGAGCGGAGCGGAGCGGGCCCGCAGGCCGAGGCGCGGCGCGCCGAACCTCGGGGACAGCGGCAGCGCGGCAGACCCCCGGGGAGGGGTGGCCCGGGGGTTTTCGCCGCCGGGGTGTTGGGGGAGGAGATCACCTCCTCTTGCAGTGGGTCCCATCCGGGTCCCATCAGCTGGGTCCCATCGTCCGCGGTGCCCTGGTGAGCACCTGTCCGGTCTCGAGCGGAGCGAGCGACCGTCTGTGGTGTCAGTAGAGCCGGATCGAGAGGGGGCTTTGCAGCCCCCGTCCCCCAGTCGGCGACGCACAGAGGGTTACTCCGCGTCTCTTCCCCTTCGACACGGCTCGGTGTGGCCCGCAGGCCTCCGGCAGAGCGCCCGAGGGCGCCTGTTGGTCGCTCGAGTCCGCGCGGGCTCCGGCTCTGGCCGCGGTCGAGGGCGGTGCGTCGTGGTGGGAGGGTTCCCAGACAATCGGCGCGCGCGCGAGGGTACTACGTCAGGCCAGTGCTGGCCGTGCGCGGAGGCATGATGGGGTGTGGTGGCGTGTGCCGTCAAGGGGTGGAGGCAGAAAAAAAGCCCCCGAGTGCGGTTCGCGGCGCACCCGGGGGCGAGAAGCTCCCGAAGGGGAGAGAGTGGGTCCTCGGTAGGCTTCTCAGATGATCGGATCCTCTCCGGCGATGTCCTCGGCGTCCTTGTCGAGTGCTTCCATGAGGTCGTTGACGGCGTTCTCGGCGGCGACGGCGACTCGTGATCGGGCGGGGAAGTGGTCGATGACGAAGTTGAGACACGAGATGGCGTTGCGGAGCTTCTTGCCGTGGGGCTCCTGTGCGGCTTGCTTGAGTCGCATGCGCATCTTGATCTTCTCGGCGGCGCGGAGGTGTGCCTCGATGAGCTCGTGGTCGGATCGGCGGCCGGAGTGTTGCGCGTGGGCGGGGAGTTCGGTGTCGGTGGTCATGATGGGCCTTGCTGAAAGAAGTGCCGCGAGAAGTGTTGACGCGCGGCGGGTTGAGTGCTTAGATAGTAGCAGATCCGATCACCTCCGTTCAAGAAAGCAGGCACAGAATGAAGGGTCCGAGAGCACCGAAAGTGGGCGCCGAGTACGCCAACAAGGCCCCGTGCAAGATGCCCTGTCACAAGGTCGGTCCGATGGCTCGAGGCGGGGCGCGCGAGAACATCACTGGCGGTGGCGTGACGCGGAGCGCGCTCAAGGCGGGCAGCTTCAAGCCGTCCAAGGGGAAGTGAGATGGCGAAGCGGAACCATCACAACCCGGCCTACGACAAGGCGTACGCGGCGCGTCCCGAGCAGAAGAAGGCTCGAGCTCGCCGGAACGCTGACCGCGCGGAGGCCGAGCGCCGTGGCCTGGTGAAGAAGGGCGACGGCAAGGAAGTCGACCACGAGCGCACGATGGCGCGTGGAGGCTACCGAGTCGTCAGTCGCCGCACGAACCGCATCAAGGCGAACAAGAGCCCGGCGCGGAAGTGATGGCATGCTTCTGGATCGTCGTGACCGCCCTTGCGCTTGTGGCGCTGGGCGTCATCGTGGGGTCCTTCCTTCGGATGAGAGACAACGACTACTACTAGGAGACGAACATGACTTGGGACGCGGTATTCACTTCGGCGGTTGGTCAGCTTCTCGCGGCGGGGATCCTCGTGGGGTGCTGGCTGGTGTGGAAGACGGCGGTTCTGGTGGCGCAGATTGCCCGTGCGATCCGTCGCGTGCAGGTCGACGTGACATGCAAGAAGGCGTGATGTCTTTCCCCCGCGACTTCCGCCTGCCGCTCGAGCACGAGGACTACGAAGAATGAACCCTGACGAGAAGGAGCGGTTCGAGGAGCGCGCGGCCATCCGCGAGTACCTCGGTGGGTTCACGCGAGAAGAGGCCGAGCGCCTGGCGCTTGAAGACGTGAGGCGCTGCCGATGACCATGCCCGAGCAGCGCGAGCGCGCGGTTGATGCCCTCGAGGCGATGGTCGTTGAGTGGTTCAAGCGGTGGCCGAGCGCGGCCGAAGGTCGCCGTCACCTCCGTCGCGTCATGCGCCACTACCCGACTTCTCGCCACATCGTTCATCTCTTGCGCGCCGAGGAGACGCGACGAACCTGCAATCACAAGAGACTCATGGCTGCACGCGACCACAACCTGTTCCTGTGCACCAACTGCAATACCCAGGTTGATCCGCTGAAAACCCGATGAACATCTCCGAGCGGCTGCTGGTCAAGATTCGTGATCTTCTCGACGAGGCCGGCATCGACCGTGCCGTGGTCGTGATCGACGATCCTGACGACAACGTGATCCACCACCACGCGCGCGGTTCCGCGTGCTGGCGCGTCGGCGCTGGCGCGCTGATCGAAGGCCGCGCGCGCGGAGAGCTCGTGTTTGTCCCTGCTGGCTCGAACGAAGACGACCAATGATCCTCGCTACCCTCCTGCTCCTCTGCCAGACGCCCAACGTCCTCGTCATCCTCGGCGACGACCTGGGGTGGCCCGAGCGCCACCTGATGCCTGCGCTCGACGAGATTGCGACGCGCGGCGTCACGTTCACGCGCGCCTACACGTTCCCTGTGTGCTCGCCAACGAGGTACGCGGCGCTGACCGGGCGCTACCCGCGACGCGCCGGCATCGGCGACGTGGTGAACGCGCACAACAGCGCGAGCGGTGCGAGTCCAGCGCCCGACCGGCTGGCCGTCATGCTTCCCGAGGCGCTCAAGCCGACGCACGAGACGCTGCTCGTCGGCAAGTGGCACTTGGGCCGGGCTTCGGTCGGAGCCAGGACGGACCTCCTTGCTCTCACCGAGTCCGGCCCGTTCGTCTCTGGCTTCGACTCTTGGCTCGCCGGCAACCCGAACAGCATCTCGCAGGGGCCGGGCTCGAGCGGGTACTACAACTGGTATCGGGTGGACGACGCGCAGATCACGCAGGGCGCTACCGTCTACGCGACGCACGCGCAGCGCGACGCCTTCATCGGCTGGTGGGGCTCGACGCCGGGGCCGAAGCTCGGCTGGCTGGCGTTCAACTCGGCGCATCAGCCGTTCGACCCGCCGCCCGGGCGCGCGCCGACGGGCACCGTGCGCGGCGACTACGAGCAGCTCGTGGCCGACCTCGACGACTCGTTGCAGGCCGTGCTCGCCGCCGTGGACCTCTCGACCACATGGGTCGTCTACGTCGGAGACAACGGCACGCCCGACGACGCGCGGCCCGCGGGCACGCCATCGGGCTACTGGAAGGGCACATGCTACGAGGGCGGCGTGCGCGTCCCGCTCATCGTCAGCGGCCCGGGCGTCACGAGCGGGATCTGCTCCGACCGGCTGGTGTCCGTGCTCGACATCGCGCCGACGCTGCTCGAAGTGCTCGAGGTCGATTCGCGCGGCTTCGAGGACGGGCGCTCGTTTGCCGACGAGCTCGGCGCGTGGGCAGGCCAGCCCGAGCGCGCGTTCGTGTTCACCGAGCGGTACGACACGCCGGCGGCCAACCCGAGCATCGGGTACGACGACCAGGCGGTCATCGAGGCGTGCTGGAAGCTGCGGCGCGTGGACCGTGACGGCCCGGGCGCTGCGCCCAGCGTGGACAGCGCCTACTACCTGCCCAGCGACCCCTACGAGCAGAATCCCATCGACCCGGCCTTGCTTCCGCCGGGGCTGCGCGCAAGGCTGTACGCCGAACTGACATCTGTCCCTTCGAGATTCTGACAATGAAACGCATCCTCCTCAACTCCGCCTACGTTGCCTCGTGCGTCCTGCTGTGCGTGTGCGTGCTGTCGGCGTGCATCGCCAACCCCCGCAAGGCCGCGGCGCACCGCGAACTCGTGGAGGAGATCACCGCTCAGCTTCTCGATGCGGGCGTGGTGCCCACGCGCGAGCAGCTCGAGCGGCTGGACGCGCGCATCGCCACGGTCGAGAGCGAACCCGACAACGTGCTCCCGCAGTGGGCGGAGCTGCCTACCGCCGTTGCAGCCGCGATGCTGGGTGTGAAGACGCTCCCCTCGCACTGGTTCCGGGGTCCGTTCGACCGGACCGCGTGCCTTCCGGTGCCTGGTCAGGCGACTTGAGCAGGGGCGGTGCGCTGATCCACAGCAGCGTGCCGACTCACGGCCCCCCCGACTTGCCTCGGCGCGTGGACCGTGACGGCCCGGGCGCTGCGCCCAGCGTGGACAGCGCCTACTACCTGCCCAACGACCCCCACGAGCAGAATCCCATCGACCCGGCCTTGCTTCCGCCGGGGCTGCGCGCAAGGCTGTACGCCGAACTGACCTCTGTCCCCTCGAGACTCTGACCATGAAGCGCATCCTTGCCATTGTCGCGTACGTCGTGTCGTGCGTTCTGCTGTGCGGGCTGATCGTCGCGTGCAAGACCTCGCCCGAGGCCATCGCCGCGCCACCCAAGTCGTGATCCCGCTCGACTTCAACAAGCACACCTCCCCGCTCGGCCGCCGAGTGTGGGAGTTGGTGTTTTATGAGCTCGACAAGGCCGAGAAGTTCCTGCCCACCGAGTTTGCCAGCGCCGAACAGGCGTGGGCCCTCTTGCGCTTCAAGGTATCGGAACGCGCCGCAGTCCTTGCCTCGAGGGCCGAGACGGAGCTATACACCGACGAAGAACGCCTTGCGTGTCGCAAGCGCCAACGACAACGGAGCAAGCATGAAGAAGCCCAAGGTTCAGGGAAAGAGCCCGCAGGTCCCGTCTCCGAAGACCCCCCAGCCGGTCGGGCATCAGCTCGGCCTGGTCAAGCGCGCGCACTACGATGAGCGCCCCTCGCGCTCGCCTGCGTTCGACTACGGCGTGGAGAAGCGCCACATGACGCTCGGCAAGGTCGCCGGCTTCAAGGGTTCGGTCTTGAACTGACCGATGGCGATTGTTGTTCCGTTCGAGGCCCCGGACGGCTCGGTCAAGCGCGGCTGGTTCAAGGTCGTCAACACGACCTCCGGCGATGTCGTGATGAGAGCGGTCGGCAACCCGCCTGCCTACGTCAAGGCCGCCACGCGGCTCATCATGAAGCTGGCCGAGGGAGAGACGCTCACGCAGAGCGAGAAGGATGCCGTGATGATCCTGGCGTCGCTGTGGATGATCGGATCGAACAAGGCCACACACCAGGTCCAAGGCTTCAAGGCCATCAAGGAGATCCTGGGCGAAGGCAGGGCCGAGATCACGGAAGATCAGCGCACGGCTGCGCTCCGCGACCTCGGCCTCTGATGGGTCACTCGAAGTACGAGACTTCCACGTCCGGCTCGGGTTCCACGTCCTCGAGCTTGAGGAGCCGCTTGAGGGCCGCGACCTCGAGCCCGAAGCTGTAGGGCGCCTTCGTATCCCGCATCAGGTCTTGCACGGCCTTGTCTTGGGTCACGCGCATGTGCCCCTCGCGGAACGCGCGCATCCGCAGGCCGTTGTCGAACTGCTCGCCGATGAGGATGCGGAGGCTCGCCCAGTCCTCGTCGGTGAACGTCTTGGTGAACTCGGCCACGTCACGCTTGCGCTCCTTGATGAGCCGCTCGCGCCGGCGCTCCATGAAGGCAACTACCGAGGCTTCCATCGCGCCTCCAGCTCTCGGGCGACGTGGGCAGGAAGCACAAACTGCTCGGGCTCGCGCCGCGGCGGCAGTTCCATCGGCGGTGCCGGGAACTCCCGCACCTGTTCCCTGCCGATGATCTTCCCGTCGACCGGGTGACGGACCATCTTCCAGGTCAGGACGCCGAAGATCGCATCGCGCATCTCGCCGGGCGTCGGAGGAAACCCGGAGGAGTGATTCTGGATGACGTGATCCGCCGCGCGCCGGATCTGGCCGGCGGAGAGGTCCGACAGCGCCTTGTCCCAGACCTTGATCCGGGCCGCATTCGGCTCGATCTGCGGCCAAACCATCACAAAGTCGGCGAACACCGACACCCAAACGGCCTTGCGTGCGTCGTCCATTACAGGCCCTCCACGGCAGCGCGAAGCGTCAGGAGGTTGCGTTCGTCCCGTGACACCGGACGGACCTCAGCGGCAAGCTGGTTCCACCGCGAGTAGAGCAGACACGGCGAGGCGTTCTGCGCGTACCAGACGCTCGGCGGGTTCAGTAGGAGGCGCCGCGCGCGGTCCAGGTACATCCAGCTCGATCCTGCCAGCTTGAACCCCAGCTTGACGAAGTGGAGATCCTTCGGGGTCCAGACGTAGGGCGTCCCTCGCGTCTCCTCCCACAGCCGCGTCCAGCCGTCTACTGCCTCTTGGTGCGGCCCTGCCGGGCGCCGCCTTGCCTTGTTCCCATCCTCAGCGAAGAGGAATCTCTGCATCTTGCACTCCAGAAGGCACCGGAGAGCCCTTGGCAACATGCCTCGGGATTCCTACTCTCTTCGGTGCGTACCATCATGCGCGCCAGTTTGCCTCGCTTGGGCAAGGTGGTCAAGGGCTCGGCTGGTCTGCACTCCCAGCCGAGCCCTTCTTCTTCCGGCGCGCGAGCACTACGCTGACGGCATGGCCGAGTGGAAACTGCGAAGCGAGATGCCGGATCCGGAGTTCGATCCGGCGCAGTACGCCATCGAGCTCAAGCGCGAGGTACCCTCCGAGGCCCTCTGGGACAACCACAGGTTCGCGCGCCTCTTCTCGAAAGACGCCGGAGTCTACGGGCCGCGCAAGGGCAACCCTCGGCGGATCGGCCTGCGTCGCTTCGTGGAGCGGTTCTTCTTCGTCAAGACGAAGGACGGCGATGTGCAGCCGTTCATCCTCAACGACAGCCAGCGCAGGCTTCTAGCTGAGATCGTGCGGATGGAGCGCGCCGGCGTTCCCGTGCGCCTCATCATCCTCAAGGCTCGCCAGCAGGGATTCTCAACGTTCATCGCAGCGTTGGCCGCGTGGTACTGCCTGACGCGCAAGCAGGCGCGCGCGTGCCTTGTGGCGCACCGGAAGCAGACCTCGCAAGTCATCTTCGGCAAGGTCCGGCTGATGATCCGCTCGATGGTCAAGCAGGACCGCAAGCGATGGACGTTCGAGTTGCTCTCCGACACCGGCTCGCAGATCGTGTTCGACGAGCCGATCTTCTCGCAGATCGTGGTCGACTCGGCCGAGGTCGCCGAGCCCGGGCGCGGAGACACGGTGCAATTTCTTCACGAGTCCGAGAGTCCATCGTGGAAGGACGCTTCATCGAAGATCGCCGCGCTGCGGCAGATCCTCCCTTCGTCCCTTGACACCTACGGGTTCTGCGAGTCGACGGCGAAGGGTGACTCCAATCAGTTCGCCCGCGAGTTCAAGGCCGCCTGGAAGAAGTCGAGGCCGGGCAAGCCCATCGTTCTCGGGTGGAGGGCGATCTTCTTCCCGTGGTACTTCGATCAGGGGTATCGCTGGAGCTCCATCCACCGCAAGGCGCTGCCGCCCGAGCTCGAGCAGGACATCCGCGAGACGCTTGACGAGGAGGAAAAGGCGCTGCTCGAGACGACCTACCTGCGCCGCGGGCATGGCATCGTCCATGTTGACTTCGATCAGCTCGCTTGGCGGCGGTACGCCCTGGCCGAGCTGTGTCAGCGCGACCTGAACCGACTGCACGAGGAGTACCCGGCCACGCCAGAGGAGGCGTTCATCGCCTCTGGCGCCCGGTTCTTCGATCCCCTGCTCATCAAGCGGATGCGTGACGCTGTGAGCGAGCCCCTGTGGCGTGGGGAGATCACCGACCCCGAGGGCGACGCGCTTCTCGTCCGGCGCTTGCCCGGGTCCGGGCCGGACATGGAAGTCGAGGACGCCGAAGAGGTGGAGGTGGTCGATTGAGGCACGGCCAGCACATCCAGAGCCCGCACGGCGGGCTGCGGATCTACTGCTACCCAGAGCCCCGCCGGAAGTACGCCATCGGGGTTGACACCTCGGCCGGCATCCGCGACGGGGACTATTCCTGCGCACAGGTCTTGGCGATGGACACCGGGGAGCAGGTTGCCGAGTGGCACGGCCTGTACCGGGCGACCATGTGGGGAACCGCCTGCGCCCGCCTAGGGTGGTTCTACAACACGGCCGTCATCGCCTTTGAGACGCACCCATCCCCCCACGGCCTGCGGGCCTACGATGCCTGCCACCAGTACGGATACGACAACCTCTGGGTGCAGCGGAAATGGGACGACCGGGTTGGCAAGTTCATCGCCAAGAAGGGCTGGGTGCGCACCCCGCACTCAACCCTCGTGATGCTCGAGCGGGTGAGGGACGCCATCGCCAGGGGCGCCCGGGTTCACTCCGAGGGGCTCCTTGACGAGCTCGCGGCGATCACCATGAACCAGGAAAAGGGCAAGGTCGAGTCGACCGAGAACGACGACCGGGTCATGGCCTACGCCATCGCCAGCATCATGGTCGACGACGCCTGGAGCGCCGGGGAGGCCGAGCCGGATGACAAGCCGCCGGAAGACATGGCAGAAGCCTATTGGCGTCGGCGTGAAGAAAGGCTTAGGCTCGGGGCGTCCGAGGAACCAACACCACAGGAAGTGCTCTGGGATGGAAACTAGCCTAGCCGTTGCGGCCGTCGTTGCGTGCGCGCTCCTATTCTGGGGGTGGGCCGTGCTGTGTTGGACGATCAGGGACATGCACGCGAAGACCGCCGCCGCCCTCGAACGCCAGCAGGAGATGAACACCGAGCAGGCCCGGCACATCTGGACGCTGGCCGGCAGTCAGGATCCTGCCAAGGCCCAGGCGGTCGCCGTCCTTGAGACTGCCGGAAGGCCGCATGGGATCCACAACGACGTGCCCGCGTACCTGGACGACGCAGCCATGTCGAGGATGTGAGATGGCGCGAAAGCACGCCAAGATCAGCGACAGTGACGCGGCCGAGTTGATCCGAAAGAGGATCGACTTCCACGGCCAGTCGGCTCGTCGCAAGCCGTTCGAGCGGATGGTGCTCCGCAACCGCGCCTTCTTCTTCGGCAAGCAGCACTTCATCCAGGACGAGCAGACGGGGCGCCTCAAGAACCCCACCAACGTCCCGCAGCATCGCGTCTTCTACAAGGCGAACATGATCCTCGGGAACGTGCTCCGGTCGATCCTGACCGTCACGAACGCCCAGGGCAAGTTCGTAGTACCGCCCAAGGACAACACGCGCCAGTCGCGGCACGCGGCGTGGGTGTCGACTAAGGTGTTCGAGCACCTTGAATACATCCTCCAGATGCCGGAGAAGGAGCAGGTGGCGACGCTCTACGCGGCGCTGGACGGCTCGGTAATCTGGAAAGTGGCGTGGGATCCCGAGGCCGGCGAGATGTCGCGCTTCTACTGGGGCGACGAGGCCGGCAAGACCGTGCTTCCTGATCCCGACGAGCGCACGCGCGCGATGCTCGAGGAGTCGGGCAGCTACGACGACCTCGCCTCCGGGGAGGTGTCCGCCGAGGCGTTCCCGTGGGCTCAATGCTGGTGGGACTGGACCGCGCGCGAGGACGGCTTCGACCGCGCCCAGTGGGGTGCCACAGCCTCGGTCGTCTCACTCGACTACATCGAAGAGACATACGGCGCGAAGGCCGCCGCGATGGTCAAGCCGGACGAGGCACTGGACGGCTCGCTCTACTACGACGAGGCGATCAGCTTCATGGCGTCGACCTACGGCGCCGTGCAGCAGTACGACGACGACGAGGAGGCGCAGGGGCCGCGCACGGTTCTTGTCGAATACTGGGAGCGCCCGCGCCCGCAGAACGGAAACCTCGGGCGCAACCTTCACTTCGCCGGCGGGCACGTCCTCGTCAACCGCGACAACAAGTATCGCCTGACCGGCCACCCGATCCCGCTCATCAAGCAGGACTGGATCAAGGCGCCAGGCCGCTTCATCGGCATCAGCCTCGTCGAGCAGCTCACGAGCCCGCAGCACCAATACAACTTGGCGCGCGCGACCATCGCCGAACACCAGAAGGTCTACGGGCATCCCGCGATGCTCGTGCCGAAGAACAGCGAGATCCCGACCGGACACCTCACCGTCTCGCCGGGCACCGTCCACACCTACAACCCGACCGGCGGCGAGATCAAGTTCGCGCCTTCGCCGCAGCTCCCCAAGGAGGTCGTGCAGAACGCGGAGATGGCTCGCGCCGAGATGGCCGAGATCAGCTCGCAGCAGTCGCTCGACGGCTCCAGGCTCCCCGGCCAGCTCCGCAGCGGCCCTGCGCTCGAAGCCGTGTTCGAGGAGCGGAACAAGATGCTCGGGCATCCCGCCATGAACTACATCATGGCGAAGGAGCGGATCGGCCGGCACATGCTCGCGCTGGCAAAAAAGTGGTACACCCCCGAGCGCGTCATCAGCTACGTCGGCGAGGACAAGAAGTTTCGCGCCCTGTCATTCTCGCGCGCAGACCTCCAGACCGACCTCCGCGTCATCGTCGACCGCTCCAAGCTCATCAGCTCGCCGTCCGCCGTCCGGGCGCGTGTGCTCGAGATGATCCAGCTCGGCGCCGTCGACCCGATGAACAACCCGGACGACCGCGAGGCCGTGTTCAAGGCCCTCGAGTTCGGCGGCGTCGAAGAAATCATCTCCGACCGGCTCCAGGAGGAAGAGAACCAGGAGCGCGAGATCGACGAGATCATCACGAACCCGACGATCTGGATGGAGCCGCGCATCGACATGATGGCTCCATCAGGCGAAGGAGGCGCCCCCGTTACCACGCAGGGCTACCCGACTGGCGAGTTCGACGACCACCGCGCGCACATGCGCGTCCTCGTCCGCTTCATCCGCTCCGAGGAGTTCCGCAAGCTCGACCCGATCACGCAGAGCATCATCCAGCACCACGCCCGGGCTCACCAAACGATCTTGCAACAGCAGGAGATGCAGGCAATCATGATGCAGCAGGCCCTAGCCGGCGGAGCCGGACAGAAGGGCCAGCCCAGCAAACCGAAAGCGATGGCCCCACAATGAGCGCAATCCCCGCACCCCAAGCCTACGACCCCAGGGAAGCCGCCGCGGCTGTCCTGCAAGCCGTGCTGCACCGAGACGCGAGCAAGGCTCTTGCCGAAGTCGAGGTCGTCTCCGACGAGCTGTGGGCTTACGGCTGCAACGGCAACCCGAGGCACGTTGGCATCCTGTTCTTTTCCGAGCCGCAGGCCGGGTCCGATCTGCACGGCGGCCAGTGGACGGCCATCTGGCGGCCCGAGGGCGGCGGCGCCTTCTGGGGCGACTCCGGCGACATTATCTGTCAACAGTGCTGGCTGGAGCGCGAGGAGCGCGTTCCGCTGCGCCTGCGAGTCGGGCAAGCCAAGGACCGCAAGCTCGGCATGACGATCACGATGGAGCCGGAGTGGAAACGCCGCTTCGCCCACAAGATGAGCCGCGCGGAGCTGGAGAGGTTCCTGCCGTCGCGCGAGCAACCCAAGGCCCCCAAGACCGAGACGAACGATGTCAACCGAAGCAAGCAACCCGAACCCCGCAACGCCCCCGCAGTCCCCGCCGGGAAGCAGCCCGCAGGGGCTCCGTGAGCTCGAGCTCAAGTTCAACGGCTCTGCGCAGAAGGTCGATCTGACCGACAAGGCGCAGGTTGAAGCACTGACGCGGAACGCCCAGCTCGGGATGCTCTACACCCAGAAGGAGGCGCGTCTCCGTGAAATGCAAGCCTCCCTCGCCGCCAAGCAGCAGTACGCGACGGTGGGCGAGCAGCTCGAGAACTTCAAGGCCCGCAACCCGACCGCCGCCAACGCGGTCGCGCAGGCCGTTCGCGCCCTCGAAGAAGGGCGCACGACACCCGAGCAGGTTCTGGCCGCGCTACGCGGGCAGGATCAAAGCCAAGCCGACGACGAGGTGGCCCACACCAGGGCCGATGCGGACCCCAAAACCAGGGGGATGCTGGACCAAATCGCGGTGCGGCAGCAGGCATTGGAGCGTGAGCTCGAAGGCTTCCGGCGCAAGGACACGCTTCGGGAGCGGACGAGCGAGATCGACTCCGTGCTGGCGAGCGACGAGGTTTTGCGGCATCGTCCGAAGCTGCAAGAGCTCGTGCGCGAGCGAATCCAGAGGCATCTCGACGACGGCAAGGATCTGGCCGAGGCCACCCTTCTCGAAACGACCAGGGCGCGCGAGCTCCTGGCCGAACAGCTCCAGTCCGAACGGGATCAGCGTCTGGCAAACCAAGACCTCAAGACGACCAGCCCCAGCGTGGGAACGCCGCTCACGCGGGACTTCCGCCCCGACTACAAGCCCGACCCGAAGGCGTCTCCGAGAGATCGGACGGCGGCTTCGCTCAAGGCTGTCTCGGCGAAGGCCCGCGAGTTCCTCAACGCCACCATGCGCGGTGCTGTGTCGGGACCCCAGTAACTCGTAAGGAGATCAGCTCATGGCTGTCACCGATGCGGGTCTTGGCACCGCCTGGAACTTCTCCCAGGGGTTTGCCTCGACCCTGATGACCGACTTCTACCAGCCCTGGATCAACGACGCGAAGAACAACGCGAGCGTGCTCCTCGGGATGGTTCCCGAGACTTCCGACCAGATCAACGGCAAGTTCGTCATCGAACCTGTCAAGTTCGGTCGAAACGTCGACGCCTTCGGCTTCGTGCGGGACAACGGCAAGTTGCCGGACCCGGGCTCGGCTAAGGCTCGTCCGTACGCCTACCGCGTCCGCCAGATGTTCGCTCGCGCGAAGATCAGCGGCCGGATCATGCGTGCCTCGCAGTCCAACCCGGTCGCGTACGTCGATGCCCTCGACGACGTGATGCAGCAGATGGCCGATGACATGGCCGTCGAGCTGAACCGCATCCTGCACTCGGACGGCTCCGGCCGCATCGCCGAGCTGTCGGCTGTGACGGGCGGCGGCCTCACGACGGGACAGGTGGACCTCCGCCTGAACCAAAACATCGAGAGCGTCGCCTCCTGTACGTCGTCCCCGGCTCAGTTCCTCAAGGACGACTACATCAGCCGTCGCGTCGCCATCGTCGCCCCAGACGGCACGGTGCGCGGCATCCGTCGTGTCATCGCCGTCGTCAGCGAGACGGTCGGCCCTCCGTCTGCGGCTCGTGTCACGACCGGCGATCCCATCACGGGCGCCGCCGTGGCTCTCCCCGCCGGAACGGCCATCGGCGACTGGATCGTCACGGCCGCTCGCAACACGGCGGACGGGGGCGGCCAAGCCGAGTCGATCAACACCGGCTTCAAGAACGAGCCGATGGGGATTGCCGGCATCTTCGCCGACACGGGCGTTCTCGACGGCCACGGCATCGCCACGGCCCCGTCGTACACCGTCAACGGTGGCACGATGAGCTACACCCCGAACGACGACTACGACGAGACGAACGTCGCCGCCGCTGGCTTCCAGGGGATCCCGGTTGACTCGACGCACCCGTGGAACCGCTCCATCGTCATGGATGGCGCTGGTGTCCTGCGTGTGCCCACCGAAGAGCTGCTCCAGCTCGTGATGGATCGTCTCGAGGAGGAGAACAACGCCGAGTGCGAGGTTCTCCTGTCCGGTTTCGGCGAGCGTTCCGCCTACGGCGAGACGCTGACGCCGGACAAGCGGTACAACAACACGACCACGCTGTCGGGTGGTTGGACCGGCCTGGACTTCAAGGGCAAGACCTGGGTGGTCGACCGCCACTGTCTCAAGAACCGGATCTACTTCCTCGGTCTCCGAGGTGGCGGCTTCCGGCAGCACGTCGAGACGACCTTCCAGGCTCTCGACCCGCTGGGTCCGATGTGGTATCGGCTCCAGGACGACGACGAGTACCACGCCGCGTGGGTCGCCGGAATGAACTTCGGCGTCGGCATCCGCAACAAGTGCGGCGCCGTCGTGACGGACATCCGGCGCTCGACGTGACCGTCTGCTGACTGAGATCCGGGGGCCGGGCGCTGTGCTCGGCCCCCACTACTCGAAAAGAGAAAGGACTCGACATGGGTATCAGAACGAAAGACATCAAGAAGACCGCGACCATTGCGCAGTTCGCGCAGCACATCCCGCTCATCCTGCCTCCTGGATCAGCGACGTTCTTCGCAGCGGCCACGGCGCGCACGAACATCGTGCTCGGCTTTGCCTTTACCTTGGCCGGACGCGCACATGGGGCGGTCGGTGCTGTTCATCTCAACCTCGCCACGGCGACCGACTTCACCAACGCATTTTCCGTGTCAGTCCTGCTGACTGGCCGGGACGAGAACCACGAAGCAATCACCGAAACCGTGACGATCACGGGCAACGGGACGGCCGCGCAAACCGTTGCGTCCAACACGCTCTTCTCGTCGCTCGACTCCGCTGTGGTGACGAGCGTGACCGGGAACGTGGCTGGCATCGGCACGGCGCTGACGTTCTCGCTTGGGTCTGCGGACACGGCATCGTGCAAAGTTCCGAACCCGTACCGTGGCGTTCCCGCAGCCAGCATGCAGATCATTGCGCTTGGCACGGTGGCGACCATTGCGGCGACCTCGGTTGCTCCGCACAACTTCCTGACCGTCCCGAACACGACGAACCAGGTGCGGATCTGTGCCGTTGGCATCTTCGGCCAGGACCCCCGCAGCTTCCTCGAAGCGTAACAGCCATGATCGAACTCGTCGACCGCACTCCCCCGGCGGACCTGATGAAGGAACTCCACCGGAGCGTCCCGAACGTCAGGATCCGCTGGGATCGCCCGCGCGGACTCTGGATGATCGAGGAGCGTGGTCGACTCAGCGGCCAGTGGCACTACGTCTGCTACTGGGCGGACTTCGTGGGGCAGTACCAGGTGCCTGTGTACCGGGAACTACCCACGAGTGCCGGCCCGATCCTGGAGAAGCTGCACGACATCGACATGGCCCGGTTCCTGCGCAACCCCAAGGCTGCCTGGAAGGAGCTCGAGCGCAACATGGACGAGGCCCGCGTCCAGCGCGCTCGAACCAAGATGGAGAAGTGGCGGGACGCCATGCGGCAGTATGGCGAAGACCTCGCCGCGCGCGGTGGCGGCATCCGCCAGACCTTCGGATTCGGCAAGAGCGCCGGCTTGAACTACGGCCGCAATAGGCTGTGGCTTCCTCGCGGCTCTGACGTGACGCGCAAGTTCGCGTCTGACATGCAGAGGGAACAGTGACGCGGCTCACGACCCTACTCGAAGAGACGAAGCTCGCGCTCGACAGCGTGGCCTCGGCCAAGTGGAGTGAGGCCCAGATCGCGGCGCAGCTCAACGCGCAACTTGTCTCGATGATCCGCAAGATGACGGAGACGGATCAGGCGTATCACGCCCACGTCTTCACGATCCTCGCCACGGCGGCGCGCACGATCCACACCGGCAAGTACGCCTACCGGATGCCGCCGTGGATGATGAAGCTCTCGGAGGTGCGCCAGTATCTCGGCGGCTCCGGGGTCAATGTCGGGCCGATCATCCCGCGCACGTCAAAATGGGGCGGGCAGGGGTGGGTCCACACGGCCATCAACGAGATCGCGCTCGTCGGTTGGTCGCAAGCGATGGACCTCGAATGTTACGTCTCGAAGATCCCGGCGCGCATGACGAAGGGAACGCTTGGCGCGCAGTCGCCGGCCACGTCGAGTCAACTCCTCCTCGACCCCGATGGCGCCGCCGGAGACGCGACGAACTTCCCGCACGAGAGCGTGGCCGACGCCTACGCTGGCGCGGTCTTTGAGATCACAGGCCCGGCCGGCACGCGCAAGGGGCAGATGCTCCGCTGCATCGCCTCGACGCCGAACCAGGGCGTCGGCACGAACCAGCACCTCCTGACGATGGAGAGCGCCTGGACGAGCCAGCCGCAGACTGGCGACACCTACGAGATGCACGCGGAGATCCCCGGCGAGCACTCGCGCCTTCTCGTCCTGCTTGTCGCGCGCGCCTTGCTGTCGCAGCAGCGCAACCTGGAGGGGGTGCGCATCTACCAAGCCGAGCTGCAAGAACAGTGGCAGCAGTTCCTCGACGCCATCAAGGAACGTGATCTCCAGCAGCCGGCCGTGATCCAAGACCCCCTGCCGACGATGGGCGTGTCGCCGGCGATGTCCTCTGTCATGTGGGAACAGTAATGGAGCAACCCTGGGACTACTTCACCGTCAACACGACGGACATCGCCAACCCGACATGGCCGGTCGTCACGGCTGGCGTTCCGCCCGGTATGGGGGGAAGTACCGTGTCCGCAACTGCGCCTTCCGGGCTACTCGCTCCGGTCGGATCGCTCATCGTCTTGCGAGGCGTTTTCTCGCTTGGGATTACGCCTCAGCAGATCGAGCTCCGGCACGCAGACGGAACCACCGTGTACCTCGATGGCGGAATCATCTTGACCTCGAGCGCAACGAACCCGATCAACTCTCTGGGGCAGGCCCCGATTGCACTTCCGCTCTGGAATGGCCTCTGCGCCATCTCGAAGAACAACGTCGCCGGGCGCGTTCTCATCGCCTACAACCGGATCAAGTGACCAGTGCCGAGTTCATCTCAGCGCCGGTTCCAGCTCAAAGGGCTCTCGGGCGGCCTCAAGTCCGACCGTAACGCAACGCGCATCGGCGACGACCAGACTCCGCGCGCTGTCAACGTGGAGTTTTCGGACGACTCCGCACGCTCGGCGCGTGGGTCGCTCAAGCTGAACAATCAGGTCGCTCCGACGCCCGGCATCCTGTGTCGCGTCGATCCGGCCTACTCGCCGCTGTACGTCGAGGCCAACAAGAGCGTGCCCCTGCGCGGGTACATCACGCACCGCTACGATCCCGGCTACGACATCGGCGGCGACTTCGCGGCGGCAGGCTCGTTCCCGTCCGAGACGTTCCACAACCGGCGCGGACGCAGCTTCGAGCGCCAGATCAGTTTCTCGCTCCCGCCGGACTTCCGCATGGGTGAGCGCCCTGCGCGCGGCGAAGGCGCGCCCACGTCCGGAAACGCCGCCATCGAAGCCGGGTGCGGGTACGACGAGCTGCTCGACGACTGCACGATCATCATGCAGAAGGGCGGCGACCGCACCGCCCCGATGAGCTGGGCGCTCGGCATCGTCAACGCCGGCAACTACGCCTACAACGTGGGGCTCGGCTCGGCGCCCGCGCGCAAGAGCAACTACTTCCTCGTGTTCATGTGGCTGGATGCGCCCGAATGGGCCGGCACCGGCCAGGACTCGATGCGCTACGACCTGGCAACCGGAGGGGCGTCCGGTTCGACCGGCTCCTACTCCACGCAGGCGCTTCGAGCGTTCATCTTCGACGGGCGAAACGACACCGTGGCCTACGCGCTCGAGCCGGGCCGCAGCTACAGCGTTTCGCTTTCCGTCACGCTCGATACGGCCGCCGTGTCTGCCGGAGCATGGAACCACAACGGAAGGGTGGACGTGCGGATGCAGGAGCACGGCGGCCGGTACTGGACCGGCAGCTTCGTCGACTCGGCCGGCGGCGGCACGACCACCAACCTCTCCACCTGGAAGGGGCCGACCGACTCGCTGCGTTACCTCGCCAAGTACGGGATCCGCTACTCGGGACGCGACGCCGAACACGTCGGCCTCGGATACCGCATGGCACCGTGGCAGGCGCAGGGCTGGATCCCGTTCGGGATGGACTCGGCCGCGATGGAGCACAAGGGATTCCGCGTCGCCGACTGCTCGCTCAACTCCATCGACGACCTGTACGGCCCCGGCCTCTACACCTTGACTTGCTCCCACGCGGCCGGGGCCAACACCTACGTCACGATCAACGGGAACAGGGCTCTCACCGACAGCAACGCGAACTTCTCGCAGAGCCCTCTCGGAACGCGCGGGGCACTCTGGGCAGGTTACGGGCGTGCGAGCGCAGGGGCTCCCGCGACCAACTTCAACCCGGATGCCCTGCGCGGCTACCGTCTGGTGTTCCCGCGTTCGAGCGTGACCGGGTTCCAGGGCGGCGTGTTCAACATCCAGAACTACGTAGAGCAGGGCGTCGGCGACTACCGACTCTTCTTGCAGGACGTGGGCAGCACGGCGACCACCTGGTCAAACCAGCCATTCCTCATCCGCGCGTTCCGCTGGAACCAGCAGGACATCGTAGTCCACGAGCACCGCGCCTGGGCCTCCAGCCGGGACTACGCGGATCCCCGCGTGCAATTCAGCTTGCGCTCTACGCTCAGGATGGACGACTCGACCGAGCCGCAGCTCTCGAAGCTCGTTGCGTACTGGCCCTATGACGACGCTGGCGGGCGCGTGTGCCGTGAGCTCGTGCGAGGCAAGCATGGATTCATGGCGCCGTTCGGCCTGGCGCTCTCGAAGGAGGGCGCGGAAGGCGAGAACGCTCTCTTCTTGTCCGGTGAAGGCGACGCCCTCGTCTACGACCTGTCGGAGCATCCGGTGTTCGCGCGCGAGCTGCGTGCCATGCAGCAATCCAACTCGCGCGGCTTCGCCGTCGAAGTGTCGTGCATCATCCCCGAGGCGCACTACGGCGTTGCGACGCTTACGTCTCCAGGGCCTCGATCCGGCGAGTACGAAGCCGCGTACTGCCCAGACCTGGTGACGGTTTCCGTCAAGGACGCAGACAACAGCGGCAGCGTCTCGCCGGCCTCGCCCATTCTCTGCTTCGGGCATCACTCGTGGTGGCAAATCGCTTCGAGCACGACACCGGAGCGTCGCCCGCAGGGGTTCCAGCTTGACGTGCATCGGGGGCGCGACTCCGACTCTCCGACGATGCAGTCGGCCATCGTAGGTTTCACGCGCAACTCGGGCGGAGCGGGCCTGTGGGACGACACGACGCCGTGGGTTGGCCGGCGCGTGACCATCCAGATCGGGTTCCAGCCGTCTCCCGCGAACCGCGCAGGGACGGCCGGATTTCAGGACGAGTACCGCATCTACATCGCGGCCACGCCCAAAGGCGACTTCAAGTACGCGGCGGGCGACGACCCGCAGGCCGAGTTTGCCTACTACGCGGACCTCTCCATTCACAAGAAAGACCTGCTCCGCTCGGTCATCTCCATCGGCGGCGGGTGGAACCCTGGCGCGTACCGTGGGTACACCGAGTACGGCGCTCGCCTGATCGTCGACAAGGTGCGCGTCTACGGGGCGACGGCCGCTGGAGAACTCCCCACGTCCAGCGGCTCCTCCGTCGCGTCGCGTCGCGGGAAGATCCTTGGCCGCAACAGCCTTCCACAGCGGGCTCTGGCGCTAGATGACATGCTGGCCCCGCTCGGGCCTGGACTCCGAACGCTGAGCGTTACGGAGGGTTCGTCTACACAGGCCGCCCCTGGAAACACCAGCCTGTTCACACAGCTTCCCGAGACCACCAGCGAGTCCGTGCGGGAGAAGTTCCTCGCCGTCCTGGCCGACACGCACGAAGCGGCCGACGTGGCTGAAGTGTCAAAGACCTACCGCGACTTCTACTGGATCCAGTCGGTAGCGAGCGATGGGCTGTCGCTCTCGACCGCGACGCCCTACGACGGCTCAAGCGCGAACGGCATCGGCGCCGCCGTTTTCAACGTCGTTGGCTACGTCAACTTCGACACCGCCTCGGACGACGTTGTGCGTCGGCCCCTGACGCTGGGGTCTGGAACGCCGTACAAGCCGGGCGTGACGGGCACAGACGACCTCGTGCTGTCCGAGCCGCTGTTCGAGAACCTGGCGCCCGTCGAGGGTGTGTGGCGCGTGCGCGTGGCGTCTCCGTTCACTGATGGCGGCCTGGCCCGCGTTCTTCCGAAGTGGACGCGCGGCGTGGCCGTTCCTCGAGCGAACGAGATCACCGGAGTTGTTGCCCTAGACGACGAGCAGTACGCGACTGCGGGCGGCGCGATATTCCGCGTCGACGACCGATGGGTGGAGGATGGCCCTACGCAATCACTGCGCTCGAGCCTGGCGTTTGCCGGGCGCGAAGTAGGCGGACTTGAGGCGCGCTGGCCGCTTGTGAACGACGCTGCGCGGTTCGCCAACTATTCCAACGTGTGGCCCTACTGGACCTCGGCCATCTACGACGACTTCACCTGGGTCTACGACTTCTGGGTGCGCATCGATGAGTATGCCGAGATCCAGACGCTCCTGTGGCTTGGGTGTGACTTCTCGCACCTCCAGCTTGGACCGGCGGCGAACGACAACCGGCGCGGTATTGGCCTTTGGGTGCGCCTGAACGGTGGGCGCCCTGAGTTGGTGCGCGAGAGTCAAGCCAACTTCTCCGGCGGCGCCTCCACGCCGCAGGATGGCAGGTACACATCGACTGCCGCAGACCGCATCCCGCTTCGGACGTGGACGCATCTGCGCCTGTACCTCACGCACAACAACGACAGCGGCACGCTGACGGTCAAGAAACCCGTGTGGAAGATCAACGGGCGCACGGCGGCCTCGACGGTCAACGGCGTTGAGACTGGCCTTGCTGGCGCGGATGACTGGATCCAGCCGCACAACGGCGGCGGGCTCATTGGCACCGCCGGAGACGCGCGCAACCTCATGCTCCTCGGCGCCGCACGAGACTGCGTGCGCATCCCGTCCAAGGCGCAGTTCGCGGCGCTCGGCCAGCTCGGCGGACGCGAGTTTCTGGGAGGCCGCATCGCAGGGCGTATGCACCCCCTACTTGGGCGGATGGCGGATGTTGCTGTCTGGCGTGCAGCAGCAAGCGATGCGTCCGTGAGCGGCTTCCCAGACTTCGACCCGTACACGCTGGACTACTCCGGTCGCCTCCTGCGCTTCCGCGCGAAGCTGCAAGATGGGGTCGGCTACAAGGTCACAGACGAAGGGACGGACACGGCAAGTGGCGGATCTGTCGGCGTGGGAATCGTGGAGAGCCACCCGTTCATCGACCTGTTCTCGGAACTTGAGGCTGACTCTCCGCGCCCATCGTTCGCGCAGATGCAGCAGCGCGTGTACGTCGCCAACGGCGGGCGCGTGGCGTACGTCGAGCGCGACCGCGGCGGCGAGGCTGGCGTTCTGCCGCCGTCGACCAAGCCGAGCTTTGTGATCGAGCGCAAACCTCTGTGGGGCGAGAACGTAGCCCTTGTGGACGTGCAGCGTCGTGCGGCAGTCGGAACCGAGGAGCGCGTCTACCACCTCTCGAGCCACGGGAACAACTACCTGACGCAGGCGTGGCACGACGAGATGAAGTGGACGAAGGACGACTCGGCATCGCCGGACACCTTCGACGTGCTCGCCGTCAAGTTCCTCTGGAGCCCGCGCGACGTGATGGGGCGGATCCCGCTGTGGAGCTCGCGCCGTAGCCGCGAGTCCGGTGGCCTCTACCTCGAGTGCGTCGATGGCAAGGTCGAGCTCGGCTGGTACGACACGGCGCTCAAGGAGCGCGTCTCGCTCGTCAGTAGCACCCAGGTCTTCCGCCCTGGGTACTGGTACTACGTCGCTCTCCGCAAGGCGTTCCCGATGCAGGACGCGCAGGAGGGCAACTGGCTCAACTCCTACTGGGCCGATCAGCGTCGCCGTCGCGCGACCTTCGGATCCATCGTGGGGACATGGGCTGTCGGCAACGTCGTCGAGAACGCAGGGCAGACGAAGCAGGGCGTGGTCACCAAGGTCACGACGACACACATCGAGTATTGGCTCTTCACGGGCGACACCGACTTCACGAGCGGCGAGAACGTGCGCGTGCGCGGAGCGGTCGGCAACACCGGGCAGATCACGCAGACCCCGTACCAGATGACGGGAGACGCGCTCGTGGTGCGCGAGTTCGAGAAGATCAGCACGTCTCCGGCGACGAACTTCAACTCCATGCCGACGTGGCCGATGAAGCCATCGACGCGGGCGTGCATCAGCTTCACGAGCGAGATGCCGCGCAGCCCGAACACGACGGCCATCGGCCAGGTCACGCCGAAGGGCGTCATCTACAACGGCGGTGCGACTGGAGAGGTCACGGTGTCGACCGCGCTCCCGGCCACGACCGGGACCGACGTTCGGATCTTCCACCCGGACATGCTGGGGATGATCTGGCAGTTCTCCGCAACCTCGGCCAACGCGCCCGAGGCCACCTATCGGATAGCTGTCTACATCAGCGAGACGCAGGTCCGCGTGTTCGATCAGTACGGCAACGCGCCAAACCTCGTCGGCTTCGTGGACCGCGAGGGCGGCGTGTTCTCTGGTGCCGAGATGCAGAAGTCGGAGCGGTTCGACGAATCAAACCAGCCGGATATATCCGCGTACCCGACCGAGTTCATGGGGAGCGAGCTTGCGCTCGATCCATCGACGGGCGTGGCTCGGCACAGCGGCAAGTTCGACTCGTTCGCATGGGTCGTCGTGTCGTCGAACGTCGATGCCTTCTACTCCCAGGTGCAGGCGTTCCAGAACAGTGTCGCCGGCCTCGACCACAGCGAGATCGGCCTCGACTCGTTTGCCAACGAGATCATCACGGCGGCGCCTGGCCCGGTGCGGGCCGACTCGGCGCGCACGTTCGCCTGTGTGAACACCGTGCCATACGCCGGCGGCACGCACGTCTCCTCGCAGCCAAACGAGGCGCTCGAGGTGAAGCTCGATGCCGAGAGTTCGACGAATGCCGAGAGCCTCTACTGGCAGTATCTCTCGAAGCCGGATGAGTCGTGGGGGACGCGCAAGGTGGCCGTCGTCTTCTACGACGCCGATCAGGACTCGCTCTCGAACCCCGGCCCGCTCCTCACGGTCGACAACCCGCCCGAGGACAAGGCGAACCCGAGCGGCCTCACGCGCCTTGTGCTGACCGGGCTTCCGGTGAGCTACCAGTCCGGCAACATCCAGCGGTGGGTGTACGTCTCGATGTCCGGCGAGCCCGTGCCGTTCCGCCAGGCCATCGTGTCCGACAACATCTCGAGCTCAGTGGGGCTCGACCTCGACGAGTCGAAGCTCGACCTGACCGTCCCGCTCTACTACGACAACGCTCCGCCGCCCGACTGCCGCTCCATCGGCGTGAGCCAGGGCGTGATGTTCTACGGCGACGTGAAGCTCGGAGGGACGCGCGAGCCGAGCGGCCTGCGCTTCTCAAAGCCGTTCTTCCCGCTCTCCGTGCCGTACAGGAACTACGCCCTGTTGCTGGGCGGCAAGAGCGACGGGATCGTCGGCATGGCCGACCTCAACGGGCGGCTCATCGTCTGGAAGCACGATTCGATGTTCCTCGTGACCATCCGCGAGGGCGCGGCGATCATCGAGACGATCTCGAAGAACGTGGGGCTCGCCGGCCCGCAGGCAATGGCCGTGATCGACCAGGAGGTCTACTGGCTTTCCTCTGATCGCGGGCTCTACTTCTACTCCGGCGCCGGCGGGCCGGTGTGGCTCGGCAAGGATGTGAGCGACTCGTTCGCTGGCTCGAACGTCGAGCTGCCCGTCGACGCGCGCGAGCTGCGACGCGCCTCCCTCGCGGTCAACCGCGCGCAGGATCAGATCGTGATGTGCCTCCAGTCGAGCGCCGAGGCCGTGATGCGCCGGCGCTTCTCCATCGAGTACGACAGTGCGCTCTCGGGTGCAGCCCTGGGCGATGCGAGCGGGTTCCGGTACGCCTCGTACAAGGACCCGAACGTGACCGCCCTCGGCAGCGCCGACCGGACTTCTGGCGGGCCTCAGAGGCTCTTGGCTGGAACTGCCGAGGGCTTCCTTGCCTACCTAGACCGCGAAGACACCCAGCTCCACCTCGCCGGCTCCTCGTGGAACGTCTCCTCCGTCACGCTTGGTGCGGCGAGCACGACCAGCAATCTCGTCCTGGCCGCTCCGGTGTCCGGCCTGACCGACCTCGAGGGGATCCGTGGAGCGCCCCTGTCATGGACGAGCGGCGGCGTGACCTACGAAGCTACGGCGCTGTTTTCGGACGGCTCGAGCATCTACCTCGACCGCCCCGTCGCCTCGGCTCCGGCCACCGGCACCGTCGTCTCCATCGGCGCGATCCCGTGGGTCTGGGAGTCTAAGTGGCTCGACATGGGCAACTTTGAAGAGAAGAAGGAGGTCCACTACCTCGACCTCGTGCTGACGCCGCAGGCCGGCGGGACGGCGACCATCGAGTTCTTCCGCGACTTCGAGGCGTCCCCGGCGGCCATCGTCATCTCGGGCGTACTCGCCACATCGGCGACCATCGACCTGACGCGGCCGACCGCCCGGTTCGCCCTCGGCGAGATCGCCTGCCAGCACCTCAAGTTCCGCATCCGCTCCGACTCCCCGGGCGTGAAGTGCGAGGTGGTGGGGGCTGTCCTGCGGCCTCAGGATGTGGAGCTACACTGATGCCGCGCCTGACCTCTGCCCGGTTCCGTGGCATCGCCGCGAAGGTGTCGGAGGTGCAGTCTTCCCGCCTGCGGGACCGCCGCCGCCGCGCCGGCCAGGCGCTCGTGACCTCCGGGACCGGCCCGGATGGCGCCAGCGAGGCGTACGCAATCCAGAAGCTCGTTACCGCCGGGGCCGTCTCGCAAGAGGAGGCGGACGCCTACATGGCTCAGGCGTTCCCTGATCGCGCGTGGGCCGGGCGCCAGTACGGAGACCAGGCAGACGCCGGCCAGGACGCCGAGATCAACCAGGCCGTCTTGGAGCGCAAGCCAGGGGCCTCTGCGGCCATCTTCCAAGCGCAGCAGCTCCCGGGGCGCAAGCGCAACCGTGGCGTCGACCCGTCGGCTGCCGGTGGTCAGCCAATTCGGGCGCCCAAGCTCTCGTCCGAGTTTGACCCCGTTGAGGTCCAGAGGGCCATCGAGAGCGTCGGCGAGCAGGCCGCGCAGGCCATCCGCCAGGTTCGGGCCACCCCACCCGACCTGCCGGCTCACTCCATCGACGGGGCCTCCATTCGCCCGGGCTCGATCCCATTTGAGGCGCTCGAGGGCGGCTCCGTTGCCCGCGCGCTGGCGTGGCCTACGCAGGACGAGGCCATCGAAATTCGCCTGACGCACTCTGACGCCCGAGATCGGTACGTTCGGCGTGTCAGCGTTGCGGGGCCGGGCCGAGTCTGGACGGCAAGCGACTCTTCCTCTCGGAACTCGCGCCTCGGCGTCGGCCCGGCCCGTTACCGCATCGTCACGCCGGGGATGCGGTTCGGGGTGATGAGCACGCGGCTCGAACCCACCGCTGATCTGGCTGCCAACCTCAACCCCGGATTCCGGGTCCAGTACGGCATCGTGATCGCCGGCATCCCGCACTTCCGCGGTCAGGCGCCGTCGCGGATCCTGGCTGTTGAAGCTGTTGGAGACACCGGAACCAGCTTCCGCACGCTGTTTCAGACGGGCGGGAATGCCGCCGTCTGGCCGCCAGCGGGAACCAGCCGCAACTTCTACTGGAACCGGACGCAGGCTGACCACCTCGATCTGGGTAGCTACCCGTTCGCGGATGCGTTCGGCTCAGACACGTCCCTGGCCGCGTCGGCCGCCAGCCTGCGGGACACCCAGGGGTTCATGTTCCAGCTCGTCACGGGGCGCGACGGCGGCGAGGTCTTCCGTCAGCTCTGCTCGCGTCAGACGCTCGGCCGCGCGCTCCGAATGGACGGCCACGGGCCGGCGGCCAGCCTGCCGGCCGGGATCTTCCCTGAGGCGCCCACGGTCCCAATCTGCGTCGACTGGGGCAGCCCCACATCCTACACGCACAGGACCGAGAGCTACGATCTCACGACGGTCGGCACGCGCGTCGTCACGGGGATGCCGTTCTCCTACGACGACTGCGCGGCCTTGGCGGCCACGGGCGACACGTTCTCGCTCGTGGTGATGCCGGTCGGCGAAAAGCTCGTGAGCCAGAGCCCGGCTCCGACCTATGGAACCCCTGAGGTCTGGTGGCAGAATGGGCTCAAGGTGGCCGGTTCGGTCACTGGCCGGTTGCGCTCGTGGGCGCTAGATATCATCGTAGACTGAGGCGCATCACATGGCAGGAAACGACTTCTCGAGCTGGCTGCAAGGCATCGGGGACTCCAACTTCTCGCAGGCGTACACCGCGCAGCGAGGTGAGGAGGGCTACCTCCGTGGCACGCCGCAGGGCCTTGGCGCGAGCCAGGTGCCGGCGATGTGGAAGGCGTTTGCTCCGTTCGGCGAGTCGCTCATCAACAAGGAGCACCTTGCGCGCTACCGAGGACAGGCGACCGGGCTCGCCTCCGGCCGGCGAGAGTTCGAGCGCGGGCTCCTCAACGCCTACCAGTCCGCCGGAGCAAACCCGCTGATGGCGCGCGCTCAACTGGCCGAGTCGGCGCCGCAGCTCGGCGAGCAGCTCTCGGCGCTCCGCGGGCAGAACGAGGCCGCGCGGCTCGAGGACATCTTCGGGTTCTCGACGGCGCTGCAAAACGCCTTCGCGCAGAACTACGACCAGGAGCGCAACATGCTCCTCCAGGCGCACCTCGCCAGCCTCGGCCGCAAGTCTGGGCGCGAGGGTGCCAAGAGCCAGATGTGGGGCCAGCTCGGCGGCGCGGCGCTCGGCGCGGCCGGCATGGCATTCGGCGGACCGCTCGGCGGGATGATCGCGGGCGGAGCTGGGCAACAAATGTTCGGCGGCGGGCAGCAGGCGCAGCCCGACTACACCGGCTGGGGGCTCTGATCCATGCCCAAGACCTTCAACCTCTACGGTGGCACGCCGAACCAAGAGGGCGTCTCGCGCGCCTTCGAGACTTCGGTGCAGGCTTCCAACGCCGCGTCGCAGATGAAGGCGCAGGGTGCCGGGCAGGCGGCGCAACTCTTCATGTCCGGCCTGAGCCGCGGCATGGAGATGGCGCAGCAGCGCCAGGAGGCCGAGCGGCAACGCGGATTCCAGGAGCAGATGTTCAACCGCCAGCAGTCGGCGGAGCAGCAGCGCCAGGGCGCCTACATGGCGTTCCAGGCCGGCGAGAGCGCCAAGGCACGCGACTTCGACACGGCCAAGACGCTGTTCGGCGCCGAGCAGGAGCAGCGAGCCTCGCAGGAGTTGCGTGCGTTCCAGTCGCAGCAGTTCGATGCCGACTGGCAGAACCGCATGGCGATGGCGCAGATGGAGCATCGGTATGCGCAGGAGCAGCAGCGCCGCGAGGCCGAGGCCAAGCAGGCGAAGCAGAAGGCTGTTGACGATGCCGTGTTCGAGGCCACGACGTTCGCACTGTCGCCGCAGGGCTCGAAGCAAGTCTACATGCCGCTCAAGATGAGCTACCTCGACGCGCTGCAACTCAAGGGGAAGCCGCCCGAGATCGTCGACCGCGAGGTGATGGCGCTGTTCCCGGAGACGCGCCCCAAGATGGGTGCGATGGGCGAGGGCGAAGACCGCTCTGCGCTTGACGCCAAACTCAAGTGGCTGGCGCAAGAAATCGACATGGAAGTGCCCAACGAGATCGCGCTCATGCGCGGGATGCAGCACCTCACGGCCACCTACGGCGCCGATGCAGCCAAGGAAGCCATCGGGGAGCTCGAGGGCCGCTCTGGCGTGAAGCCCGCTCGCGGCATCAAGGGCGCACGCGAGGTTGTTCGGGCGCACCTTCTCGACCAGCTCGCCGCGATCAAGGCCGCCGGACGAGGCGCGCAGTATCAGGGCAGCGTGGATCCCATCGACGCGGCGCAGGATCAGGACCGGAACGAGGATCTTGTTGCGCCGCCCAAGGAGTTCGCGCTCACGCCGGAGATGCTCCAGCGCACCGGGGTTGCCGAAGACCAGATCCCGCGCGAGCTGGCAGCGGTCGCCAATCTCGGCCCGTACGCTCCGCGCATCTCCGTCCAGGACGACGGCAGCCTCAAGTTCATCCCGGGCCAAGACGAAGCTAACAATCCTGTTCCGGTGCTGCCGGGCGCGCAGGAGGCTCTCGACAAGCTCATGTCGAACAAGACGATCCGCGCACGCTTGCTCGGGATCTCCAGCACGCCCGAGCAGGACCGCACGCCGGCCGAGGTCAAGGACATGGGGACGCTGTTCGAGATGCTCACCAAGAAGACGACGGACGTGCCGCCGCAGACGAGCAACCTGAGCACGCGCGTCTGGGTCAACGGGCAGCAGGGCGAACTCACGACGGACATGATGAAGGCAAAGCCGACGCAGGCGCCCGCCACTAGCCCGCTGTCTCCAGGCATGATCGAACTCCAGAAGTACCGCGAACGGATGCGCCGCGAGGCAGGCGGCAAGAAGTGACGCTCGGCAAGCCCGGCGACTGGACGGAAGCCGACGAGCTCGAGCTGGGGCGCAGCCTGCTCGATGACATCAGCGGGCGCATAGACCGTGGTGAGGACGTGCCGGATGAACTGTTCGGTGCTGCCGAAGGGTTCCTCGAGACTGCCGCTGTCATGGCGCACCAGTCCGACTCTGAGGCGCAAGAGGCGTGGTTCCACGCTTACTCGAAGTTTGACTACGGGCTCAAGCGGGCCACCTTATCGGCCGATTTGAAGGCGCGCGGCGTGTGGGAAAGAGGGGGCGCGTCACTCGTCCGCCTTGCCCGCAAGGATCCGGTCGCTGCCGATCTCGCCGGCATGTTTCTGAGTGAGGAAGCTGGGTACGACTTCGAGCCTTCCGACTCCATGCGCGCCCGCGCGTTCTCGCTGACGCCCGAGTCAATTCGGAACTACTGGATCCTCAACGCTGCGCCCCGCGTCGACCAGGACGGCCGGCCAGTGATCGAGGACTCGGATGGGATGGTGTGGGATCTGTCCGAGGCACTGTCTGAGTTCCAGCGGCCCGAGGTGCGTCATGCGCTCGCGCAGTCGCGCCAAGGTGTTGTCCCTGGCCCCGATGCGCTGTCGAACACGCTGGGCGCGATGGGTACCGCGCAGATGGTACTCCAGGGCGTCAGTAAGGCCAAGGTGGCGCTGGGCCGAGAGCAGACAGCCAACCTCCGCACGGCGCAACCTGGGCTTGTTCTGCCGTGGACGCTCCCCATTGAGGGCTTCGACGAGAAGATCAAAGACCCGCTGTGGACGCGCGCGCTCATTCAAACGATGGAGGAGATGGAGAAAGCGGGGGAGCTTGACCCGTCCGCTCTCGAAACGCTGACGCGCGTAGCGAGCGGCTTCGCCGACTTCGTGCTGTTCTCAAAGGGCCTCAGTGCCAGCAGCAAGGCTCTTGGGTCCTTCGCTGTGTCGAAGGGCGTCTCCGGCGCGTCGATGCAGAGGAAGCTCGCCGCGCGCCTCGCCGCCGGCCGCTCCGATCTCGTGTTCCCGCTCAACACGCACGTCGGTCGGCTTGCGGCCGACTTCATGGGATACGACGTGGCGACGCGCGTGTTCAACGACACGACGACGGTGACGGAAGACATGTGGACGGGCCTCAAGTCCGCAGCCGTGTTCGGCATCGCCGGCAACGTCGCCCGTCTGACGCGCGCTCCTGTGTCGAAGCTGGCGGAGAAGGCGCTCAAGGTCGAGAAGGCCGTCCCGGCTTCGCTTGACACGATGGAGAACCTGCACAAGCAGGTGATGAAGTCGAACGAGGCAACGCTCCTCGGGGCGCTCAAGAAGATCGAGGCGCGCGGCGTCACGCGCGACATGGCGAAGCGCACCATCGACTCGATGCTGACGGGCATGTACGTCCACGCCTTCGGCGAGGTGCAAGAGGAAGGTGGCTTCGGCTCATTCTGGCAGAGCCTCCTGAGTCCGAACGCGCTGGCGACCGGCATGGGTTTCGCGCTCGGGACGGCGTTGCAGGCGGGGCCGGCCGTCCGGCGCAAGATGAACGACCTGTTCCGCAGTCCGGCGGGACGGCAAATGATGCGCTCTGTGGCGGAACGCCTCGCGTCTCCGCGCGCCAGCGAGGACGTGCGCCAGGTGTGGGACAAGTTCGACCTGTACCGCAAGACGGCGCCCAACGTCTTCAAGGGTCTCATCAAGACGAACCAGTCTGCGCGCGAGACGATGGCGGCGCGCGAGTCGAACCTCCAGGCGATCCGAACGCTGATGGGGTGGCATCCCGAGCGCGGAGAGCCGAGCCAAGATCAGCACAGGCCGCGCTCCATTCCGTACAACCCCGATTCGACTGCGCGCGAGAGGTTCGAGACAAGCATCACGATCGGCCAGGGTGCGCTCGCCGGGATCAAGGCGCAGCAGCCGAAGTACCTGCTCGGCGAGATCGAAAAGCAGACGCTCCAGGACATCGGATTCTCCGATCACAAGCACGCCCTCAACGCGGTCAACAAGTACCTGCGCGAGAAGGAAGGCGACGAGGCCGAGCAGTTCAAGCGCCTGTCTGACGTGCCGCGTCCTATCTGGATGCGGATGCTGGACCACTACGACGCGGAGGCTCGCGCTGCCGCTGCGGTGCCGAAGCAGTCTGAGCTTCCCGTCATGGAAGGCGAAGGGACGGATCTCGTTGGGATCGCGGCGATGCGCGCGAAGTCCGAACGTGTGCCCGTCACGCCCGAGGCGCCTGGCGGACTCGACTTCACGGCGAAGGGCGGTGGCACGCACTCGCCTATTTCCCTCAAGCAAGCCGCCGATCTGTACCAGCGCGCACAGCACATTCCTGAGAACGCCGGCAAGGCTCCGCTCATCGTTGTCGTCGAGACGAAGGTGAAGGGAGAGAAGGGGCGGCCATCGCTCAAAACCGCCATCGAGCGCGTTGCCAGCGGAAAGAAGACGGTGGACTGGCTGGCGGAGAAGTTCCCGGAAGGGCGCGAGGCCATCGAAGCCGGAAGGACGCTTGTCGAGGTTGCAATAGCGGTGCGCGCCGCGTGGCAAAAGGCCAACACCGACCGCCTGCTAAAGTCCTCCAGTGCTCGACGCCAGCCGAAGACGCTCCAAGATTTCGTTGCCATGAACGGCGGCATCGTCTACTCGGAGGATCTCAAGTCGCTCACGCGCCGCGACAACCCGCGCAAAGACGGGCGAACCGTCGTCTACTCCGCGAAGTCCGGCAAGGGGATGAAGTTGGACGACATGGCCGAGCGTGCGTGGGAGGAGGGATTTTTCCCGGGCGAGCGTCCAGACATCAACGAGTTCGTCAACGCGCTTGTCGAGAACCGCTACCACCCTGACGATGCGAGGCTTACGAAGGAGCACGAGGCTCACGTAGCGCGCGTTGAGACGGAAGGCGCGGCTCAGTGGCGGCGCGGCATCGAGTCCGGCGAAGCCCCTCTCCCGCTCGACCCGGCCGAGCGCAGCAAGTTCATCCAGGACACATTCTCCGGCGATCCAAACTACGCCGGGATGAAGCCCGACGAGATCGAGGCTCAGGTGATGGATCTTCGCCGGCAAGCATCCGAGGGCGATCCCGGCGCCGCCTTTGCCAGCCGCCCGGCAACGATCAAGGAGCGCACGGAGGCATACGCCACGCGCTCGCAACGCCTGGCCGACGACCTCAAGGCGATGGGCGTAGTCGGCGAAGAGGCCACGCGCTCGAGCCCGGAGGTGACAGAGGCCGTTCTGCGCCTCGCGGACGGAGACACGATGCTCCTAGAGGGCCGCGCCTCGAAAGAGGAGATGCAGCAGCACGTCGCCGCCGCGCGCGAGATGATCGCCGATGTGCGCGGCGCGATATCCTCGATCTACGAGACGGGGACACCAGAACGCGCCGCTGTGGACATCCTGTTCGACGCGCTCGACTCGATGCGCCTGACGCGCGATCCGAAGCCGGAGACGGTCGAGTTTTTCAAGAAGCACGGCGCCTTGGACGAGTTCGGCATCATCAAGCAGGCCGCGCTCGACCAGATGAAACGCGACCTCGTGGAGCGGATGTGGGAGCAGGTTCGCGGGCACGAGGAGCTTGGCGACTTCCAGATGTTCTCCGGATTGCCTGTGGCGTTCGCAGGACACAAGTTCTCTAGCATCGAGCCTCGGATCTCCTGGAATAAGATCTACGCCAACCCGACCTTCCAGCGGTTCATGCAGCGCCCTTGGGTGCGCAAGCTGTTTCGTGGGGCAACCGAAGCGGGCTCGTGGCCTGGCATCAACATCTTCAGCGCTGGGCCGCTCTCTCGCCCGCAGTCTGAGGCGACCCAGGGCGCTGTGCGGCGCGGCATGTTCACCATCGCGCGCAAGGCCAGCGAGATGCGGCACCTCGAAATGCGCGCGGCGGCAATCGCCAAGGCGATGAGCGCCCCGTTCCAGGGGCGACGGATGCCGCTGGAGCACAGCGAGTTTTTCGTGCGCGGAGTCGAGAGCGGCAGCTTCCAGGACGCCCGTAGTCCAGCGGACTTCGAGGCGCGCATGGCCGGCACGGGCTACCTGTTCCGCGTGTACCAGGACTACACGGAACTGATGGCGACGATCACTGACCTGGCTCGTCCGTGGTTGAGCAAGGAGCAGATAGCGGCGCGCGGCGGCAAGTATCTGATGACGCGGTTCGTGCGCGAGGATGTTGCGAGCGTCTCTGGTGCGGTTGCGAGCGGCGAGGTCCCTGTGTCGGACATCGGGCGCGCGATGCTGCGCGAGGACGGAGCGCCTGACATCGTTGGGTCGGCCATGCGGATCTTCGACGCGCCGTACCTCGTCACCAAGAGCGTCGAGAGCTGGAGCACGCTGCTGCGCGCGTCGAATGCTTGGTTCGAGCCGATCCACGGCAGCTCCTTCGTGTCGGCGAACGAACTGCGGAAGATGCACCCGCTCGACGCCGAGGACTACGCGCTCGCTGGCGTTCGGATCAAGCCCGGCAAGGGGCAGTCGCTCCTCTCGGCGATGGAAGACCTGGCAAACACCGGGCGCTACGAGACGGACACGCTGTTGACCTCGTTCCGTCTCCAGACGCTCCAGGAGTCGATGGCGAAGGAGGGCGCTCCACCGACGCCGGGCAAGATGGCCTACAGCGCCGAGCTGACGCAAATGATCCAGACGTGGCTGGGCGAAGGCCCGGACGGCCCGGTCTACTTGCCGCGCAGTCTCCAGCAGGAGATCGGCCTACTCACAGAGGAGGCGTTCACATCTCCAGGCGGAAGCGCACTGAAAGAGATCGGGCGCACGGTCGACCTCGCCGGATCTTTCATGAAGCGCGGGCTGACGGCGCTGCGTCCGGCGGCGATGTCGCTGGACTACCTCTCCTCCGCGATGAACAACCATGTCGGCCGCGCAGTTCCGCTGACGGACTTCATCGGTGGGCACTTCGGCGTCAAGAGCACCGACACCTACCAGGGGCTCCGCGCGTGGGAGCTCTACAGCAGATGGGTCAAGGATGGCGCCCCGCGGAGCCCGAGTGGGCTTGAGCCGGCCGATGGGTGGTCCGTCGCAGAGTGGGCACACCTCCAGCGCGCCAAGCGGTTCCTCGACACAGCCGGCGCCTCGTCCTCTGTCTACGCCGTCATTGGACCCGAGATCGCCAGCGCAACGGGCATCTCGTCGGAGAGCCCGGCACAGCTTCGCGCGGCGCTGGAGTCACAGCTCGAAGAGCACGCTTCCCGTGCCGGGATCACGCTCTCGCAGAGGGACCGCCTTGCGGCCCGCATCGCGCAGATCGCCAAGTCGAGCGCGCACGGGCTCGAACACGTCGACGAGTCCATCGCTCGCCTGATGGATGAGCCGGACCCTGCGGCGCACGCGCGCGCCATGCAGCAGTACGGCGCGATGCGGCACCTGCTCGAGATCTTCACCTTCAAGTACCCGGCCTTCCTGCGGATGTCCCGAGAGCACCCTGACGTGCCGGGCACCAAGGTCATGCAGGCCGCGCTCGAGCGCACTGGCAACGTCGGCGACACAACCTCGGCGTCGAGGCGTTGGCTGTCGATGCACACGCCGTACGGAAACGTGGCCTGGCAGAAGGCGCAGGGCCAGTGGAAGGTCCCTGGCACGAAGTTCGGCATCGGCAAGGCGTGGCCACGGATGCTCATTGCGACCCTGCTGCGCAACCGCTTCTACTCCTACCCGCAGACGATGGCGCCACAGATGCTCCAGTGGCACATCACGAACCCCATCGGGGTCGCCTTCGCGGCAGCGGTGACCTACGGGGTCAAGTCGGGGATCTGGGCGCTCATGGGCGACGAGGAGCGTCAGCGCATGGAGGAGGAGATGGCGGCCTCGCGGCAAGGGGCAGTGAGCTGGATGGCGATGCACGAGTCGGAGCGCGAAGCGTACGAGCGGGCGCTCAACGGCTCCCGCGTAGGCTTCGTCGGGGGCGGGATGCGCCTGCCAGAGAAGGCCGTCAGTGAGGCTAGGGCGTTATGGGCCAACGTCGCCGGCGGGGGCGACCCCTGGGCCATCCCCATGCCCAAGCACGGCGGAGAGGCCCGCAGCGCCTCCCTGAGCGAGCTGTCGCCCACCGGGTTCCTGATGGGCCGCGCCAGGACCCAGGCGTCCCTGGTGTCAAACGTGCTTGGAGCCGGCGAAGGGAAGGCTCGAGAGGGCCTCCAGGGCGTCAGCCGCATCCTCGGCCTCACAGCTCAAGCTGTGTTCGGGACGGCCGCTGGCGTGTTGACGGCAGACGATCCGCTCATCCAGGCTCTCGGCGGCAAGGGCAGCGTCACCGAGGCGCTCGCCAGCAAGACGTTCTCGACCTTGGGCACGGCCGGCCTGCTGTACCCCAGGCTGGGGATGTTCACCCCGGAGGGCATCTTCATCGGCGAGAACGCCGTCCTGAACGGTAAGAGCTGGCGGGAGGCCCTGCGCGGCGTCGACCGCTTCTACAACTCGCAGGATGCCTCTGGCGCTCTCGCTGCAAGCGCCCTGCGCGTCATGTGGCCGTCGAGGGCCATGTACGCCAGGCCGCCCCTGGGCGCATCTGAGGACGCCTGGACGGCTCTGCTGTCCGAGGTCTACGGACCAGGCTTCCAGGCGAGCTCGGAGCAGGGTCGGGACAAGACCCGGGCCGGCCGGTGGGGGATGATGCAGATGGCCGTCATGTTGGGCGACCTCTACGAGCAGCACTTCGACAAGGCCGGCGACCCCGCCGAGGCCGAGGTGACCCTGAGCGAGCGCGTGGTTGGAGCCACCCTGGAGCTGATGCAGCACTCCGTACCGGCGCCCGGCGGGGGCTTCGACCTCGAACCCGGCTACGAGCCCAAGGGAATCCTGATGCGCTCGGTGGCCGACCTCCCGGAGACGGTGCGGCCCCACGCCGTCGAGTTCCTGCGCCGCTGGCTGACAACAGACACTTTCACCCAGGATGGGCTCTCGTGGCTGTTCATGGCCGGCGAGGGGCGCGAGATGCCCAAAGGGCTGTTCCGAGCCGGCATGATGAACGCCCTGTCAGATCCGTCAGGCACGAGCCTGCTGGCGTGGTGGGCCGAGCAAATCAAAGACAACGACCAGGCTGTCATGGGCCACCTCGCCCCGCTCATCAACGACGTGCAGATGCCGTCCAAAGGCTCTGCGGCGCACAAGACCTGGGCCAACATCCTTGTCCAGTACGCTCGAGCTGGGGTCCGCCTGCCGCCGCTGCCGGCCGAGGGGCGAGCCACGGTCGACGAGATCCTTGGAGCCAAGGGGGCGCCTCGGGCCTTGCAGGGAGGGCAGGCATTCGAGAACGTGTTGCAGATGCGCCAGCCGTCCGAGGCCGAGTCAATCTTCATGCCGCGATGACTGCACAGCGACCCGCTCGACAGTGGACCTCGAAGCTCGCGGCTTTCCCTGGCGGCGTGACAAAGGGTGACCCGTTCGATGCCGTGTCGCTTCCGGCCGAGCCGCGCAGCACGACCTCAATCGCGTACGCAAGCCCGCTGACGCTGACCAGAAACGTGGCGATGACGCCGGCGCTTCCGACCGTCGTTGGAATCCAGCCGCGGTACTTCTACGTCCAGCCGTCCCTACCGGCGGGGCTGTCCCTCCACAACGGCACTGGGGCCATCTCGGGGACACCGACCGCCGCATCGGGTGCCACGGACTACACCGTCACAGCCGTCTCGGGATCTGACCCGCGCACGGCGCGCATCACGATCACGGTGACCTGATGCCCACCTACGGCCCCGACTCCTCCGGCGAGTTCCAGCGCGAGAGCCCGATCAGGTTTCTCGACGCGCTGCCGGGCTCTGGAGACTTCGTGGGCGACATGGTGAGCCTGACGACGGGCTCTGTCGGTGTCTACTCGTGGGACGGCGCTGCGTGGGTTGGGCCGTTTGGCACAGGCGGCGGTGGCGGAGGCGCACCTACCACAGCGCAGTACCTCGTCGGCGCGCTTGATGGCGGGCTTTCCGCCGAGCGCCTTGTGACCGACACGGCGGAAGTGACGTGGGACCTCGGGACCGCAGGGCAGGCAAAGGCCAACGTCGGCGCCATCGCGCAGGCCAAGGTCACCAACCTCACGACCGACCTTGCGGCGAAGGTGCCAACCTCGCGCACGATCTCAACCACGGCCCCGCTGACCGGCGGCGGCGACCTCAGCGCCAACCGGACTCTCGCCATCAGCGACGCTACGACCACGGCCAAGGGTGCCGTCGAGCTCGCCACGGACGGGGAGACTGCGGCTGGCGTCGTCGTCCAGGGCAACGACTCGCGCCTCTCGAACGCGCGCACACCCACGGCACACGCGACGAACCATCAGCCGGGCGGCTCTGACCAGATGGCCGTGGACGCGGCGGCGGCAACCGGCTCCCTACGCACACTGGGCACGGGCAGCACGCAGGCGTGTGCCGGGAACGACTCCAGGCTCTCTGACGCTCGAGCGCCTACAGGTAGCGCGGGCGGCGACCTGGCCGGGACGTACCCCAACCCGGACATCGCGGCGGGCGCGGTCGGCAACGCCGAGCTGCGCGACTCTGCGGCGCTCTCCGTCATCGGGCGCTCGGCCAACTCGGTCGGCGATCCTGCGGACATCGCCACCACGAGCGGCTCGAACCTTGTGCTGCGCGAGAGCGGCGGGCTGATCGTGTGGGCACAGGTCGGCACGAACGCCATCGCGGACGGCGCGATCACGACAGCCAAGATCGGCAACCTCGAGGTCACAGTCGGCAAGATCGCGCGCATGAGCGGCGGCGGTCCCGGCCTGATGACCGGCGACCTCACTGGCGACGCCGAGTGGAAGGGTCCAGCCAACTTCCCGGCGATCCCGTGGTTCAAGGACGCCTCGACCGAAGTGGCGTTCCCTCGCTGGTCCGGCACGACGTTCCCCACGTCGGTTGCAGACGGCCAGCACTTCTACCACACGACCCACAAGGTCGCGTACAGCTACAACGCCACGGCGGGCGGATGGCTCTCCATCGGGGTCTACGAGATCCCCTACGGCAACAGCGCGGACTTGGCCGGAAGCGCCTACGCGGAGCTTGGCGAGGTCGCGGCGTTTCCCACCTACAGCGCGACCGTAGGGCACCTGTTCGGATTCGCAACGAAGGTCGTCGGCATTTCGCTCAACCAAGCCACCACGCCGGGCGGCACGGTCGTTGTCGAGGTGTGGGACGATGGCGTGGCAATCGGTGCCAGTGCGCAGCTTTCCACGACGCTACAGTCGGACGCGACCGAGGAGCTGCTTTCCACCACCATCGCGTCGAAGTCGATCATCGCTGTACGCATTCTCAGCGGCACAGCAGAAGGCCCCTTCCGAGGCATAGTCAGACTCCGTAGATTCGAGACATGAACATGGAACACATCGAAGCCCACGTCGAATCGCTCCGGGGTGACGTTGCTCAACTCAAGGGTGACGTGTACGGTCAGGACCCGGAGAAACCTGGGCTCTCGATGCGTCTCTATCGGATCGAGCAGAACATGCTCATCGGGTACAAGCTCGCGCTGGTGGTCATTCCAGCGGCGTTCGTGTGGCGGCTACTCGACCTGTTTGTGTTCCGGAACGGCAACGGAGCGCCGTGACTCCCACACGCGCCTGCCATACTCTGCAATGAGGAGTGCGTCGGCGTTGGCGTGTGTGATCTTGACGCCCGGAAACAACTGCTGAGCGCGTGCCTTCGTGACGTTCTTGTTTCCCTTCGACATGCAGCCCATCGACTTCTGCCACGTCTGCGGCGTCACTTCCTCGAATGGGATGGAGAGCGCCACGAGGATGCCGCGCAGGAATCCGTAGCTCTGCCCGAACTTGAAGCTCGAGCTGACGCCCTGCTTCGGCATGGAGTGAACACGCTCGATGAAAGCGAAGTCGACGACGTGCTCGGCGTCCCAGCTTGCGACGGCGTGCGCGATGTCGGCCTCGGTGGAGTCGAGCTTGATCCAGCTCGGCTCACCTCCGTCGTCGATGCAGGCGATGGCTCCGCTACCTCCGGGGTCTACGCCGAGGATCACAGCCCCGCCTCCTCGACGATGCATTCCGGCGCGTGGCGCTTCGTGCCGGAGCACACGGAGAGGTATCTCACGAGAGCCTCCACTTGGCGCGGGCCGCGTCGAGCTCATCCTCGGAGCATCCGCCGTCTTTCACCGCATAACGCGCGAAGTCCGCCGCCATCTCGCGGAGAAGGCGCTCTGCTTCGTGGCA